ATTTTTTTTCGATTTTTCATTTTTCCCCCTCTATATCAGAGACAATGACATAGACATATTTCAATATGTCATTGTCTTCTATTCCAGATAGTATCCTTGCAATTTCCTCTCTGTAAAATTCATTGCTTTCGTTCATCGTAACCACACCCCTCTCCCCTTAATTCTCCGCAGAATCTAAAGTAGCGATACATTACATTATAGAACATACGTTCTTAACAATCAATATATTTGACTCACGTTTTTTATTGTTGTAAAATATCAACAAAAGAGGACGGTGAAAACGCCAATAAACACCGCCCTCGCCAGAACTTGAAGTCCCTTGAAACAAGGGATGTTACAAGTGTATCATGTGAAAGGGGGATAAAAAACATGATGAAAAAAGACCGAATCAAAGAAATATCGACACATTTATCAGTCAACCGTACTAATTATATGTTAAGTTTTCGTGGAAATCTCCATGAATTTCTAAATGAGCCGGACATGACGGTTTACAAGCTTGCAGATGAAGCTAATTTGCCTTATTCTACGCTTAATTCACTACTATACGGTAATTCTAACGACACAAAGCTATCGACCGCTGTTGCGCTTGCTAGAGCCTTTGGAATCAGCGTAGATGAGTTGGTAGGCTGTGGTACTATGGAAGATAAGATGTTGGAATCTGTCAAGATATGCCGCAGTCTGCCGGAACACTCTCTGTACCTTATCCGCTACTCCATCCGTCACCAAGATAAAATCTATTCCAGTCTTGAAAAATCACACAAGTATATTTCTGTCCTTAAACCGCAACTTGTGAATGGAATTATAGCCACCACAAACGCTGTAGAACCTATTTGCATAGACAAATTACCGGAAGATATAAAATCCAAGACTTATATCGGTTTGAAAATTCCCTGTGACTACTATATGCCGTTTTATCTGCCTGGGGAAATTGTTCTCCTTGCAGCGGATCGGGAACCACAAGACGGTGAACGATGTATTGTAACAAGTAATGGTGGGATACAAATTGCCGTAAAAACCCATATAATAGAATATGGCGTTAGAAAATGGAGATATGTTTCGCTCATGTCTCCGAACAGTATACTTCCGGAACACATAATTGATGACATGATAGGATATGTGGTTGGTTTCGTCAACAATGACGGTGACTGGGGAATCAGATAAAAATTAAGAGCATGGCTTCTACACCATGCTCTTTTTGATTGATTTATTTTTATTACTAATCTGCATACATCAGTTATCATTACTTCTGTAAATGGCAAGTTAAGTGGTTTGAAATTTGCATCAATATCAACATCTGTTACTCTGCTAGTGACAAATAGACAGTCATTATTAGGATCTTTATCTGACTTTGGATTACCAAGTAATGCTAACGTATTTGGCGTGTTCGTAAACTGTAATTGGGCTGTTAATGTGCGTCTTGCAATTAATGGTAATTTTTATGCATATCAAATTGCTACTGTAAGTAATGACGCAACATTTACCCTAAATTTTGTTGTAGCATATAAATAGCCTAATTTGCCAAGTATGAGAAACTGGCAGAATAATACCGTTCTGTCGAAAGATTTAATATTACTACGCCATTAGATTTATTAATATAAAGCATGTGATTATCGCCATTTGTACCACCTGCTGCATTTGCTCTAACATACGTAGTTTTAGGGTAATATGTCCTTGCAATACTGGCAATAATTAATGATCCGCTAGACTGCTCAGATGTAATTTGTACGCCTAACGTTACAAATACTCTGTTACCTATTTTTGAAATTGTATTGTCAGATTCCCATGATACACAATTGACTAAAGTCAAATCGGTGTTCTGGTTTAACTTGCCATTTACATCACTAATCGCACCTGTGACAGTTCCGTCACCGATTGATTTAATATCAGTATTGCCTATGAGCGTAATTAATGTTTTGATGTTCTTAATCGCAAGGCTAACCTTTCCGATAATTCCACCAAGTTTCTCTCCTGTGGTCGGCTGTGCCAGTTCTGTAGGCTCTGTGAATGTTACGGTTGTGTTGGAAGCATCACCCGTCTTTTTAAGATAATCAGTCAAGTCAATGTTGGCTAATTTTTGGTCGGTAGTAATCTTGTCATAGTAATTAGTTAAATTGTCAGCATCTTTGGTGATATATCCAGCGTCATTCTCTAATTCACTAACTTTTGTAGGTATACCTCCTGTTTGCTGTTTTGCCTGCTCCATATAATACTTTGCGTTATCTGTATCTTCTCCTTCTCTTGTTCCGGTTCCACCTATGGCATAAGATTCAGCCAATACAGATTTTGCATTTGCGGATTGCGCATAAGCAGATGCATTTGCGGATTCTACTCTAATATCTGCTAAATAATTAGGCTGTAGCATAGCATCTGTTACTGATCCCGTTTTGATTGAAAAAGAATAAGTCTTATTCTTTCCAGTACCAGTCACGGATACAGCTATGGTTGCAGAATCTTCAAATGTCAACACCGGAATCATAGAACCAATATCAGCCTTAAACTGTGTTCCATCTTCTGTAGTCATGGTAATGATTCCGTCATCAGACATGGAAAAGCCGACAGGAATTTTTTCAATGTTAAGGTCAAAAATAATTTTTTCACCGTTGTATTTTGTAATAGTAATAACACCGGTTGTTTCATCCATAGTCCAATCAGCAATGTTTCCGTTTATTGCAGACTTGTCTACTTTTAAGGCATCCTGTGATATGATACGGTTGTCCAACGCATCAATAGCATAATCCATCTGATTAAGATTGTATGCATCTAAATCCGTGTTCTCACTGGGATAATCTTCCCAATTAATTCTGGTATAAACCTTATTCATTGCCATCTGCAGATACCTCGCTTTCCTCTTTCATAATCTGCATATCTGATAACTGTTTAGTCTCCGAATATACTTCATACAGTACAAGCCTTTTCACCTCGATAGGCAACGGTGTTTGATTTAATACTGTCACAAGGTTGCTTTTTAATTTCTTAATCTCAAAATTTGCTGCCATATCAATTCTCCCTTACATAGATTTCTTTTCCTTGCTCTTCTGCATACGAATACAGATTTTTGCACAGTTCAGATACCTCATATCCGCTCTGTGCAACCACTGTATCCGACATGTCAATAAGTTGCTTCATAAAATCTTCAAAACCATCGCCATCTTCCGTGCTAAACAATGTGGCATTGATTTCCGTAAACGTGGAAATTCCAATGGTAAAAGCTATATATTGCTGAATTTCTTGCCTTTCTTCCATTACTTCTTTCATTGTTTTTCCAATAATCGTTTGAAGAATAAATATTTTTTTTACCATAATAAATCTCCTACGTCATAAGTGTGACAATTCCAGATGTTGCAGTGAGCAAACCTCCAAGTGATGAAACTCCTGTAATAAAATTAACATTATGTCCAGGATAATCAGCAACATTGGCTGTTTGTGTTACCAAAGATACATCTGATACGGTTCCATTTATATAATTTTTTGTGACACTTAATGTGGCACTTGTCAGTACTGTCTTACTGCCTAATATTTGAGAAGTTGTTGATATGTTTTTTACATATTGTGAATCATATGTTGCTCCATTTCCTACCACTAAAATTCCGCTTACACTTACCATTGAAGCATCAATAGTAAGATATTGTCCCAATCCTTTTATAGATCCTGTGCTTTGCAATAGTTCGTTATAAAATTTAATTTCACCTGATGATACTTCTGTGTAACTTCCGTCTTCCCCTATAGACTTAAAACTACCAGTCATTACTGCGTTTTTAGCTGTTATAGTTCCATCTGCTGATATGCTACAGTTATCTGCTTCCAATACAAAACGGTTTCCAGAAATACTTACCTGTCCACTTTCAACACTTAACTGAGAACTGACATCGCCTTTTGATACTTTCAACTTGATTTGGTCTGCTTGAACTGAGATTGCCGCCGCCAATTCTACTTCTGCATCTATTGCCCTTTTTGCTTCAAGTTCAATCTTCCCGGCTGTCTGTGTAATTTTTGTATCCAGTCCACTTTCAACATCCTTTATCTCAGACCGGGTCTCTTCAACATTACGCTCCAACTCATTAGTCTTGCCGCGGAGTTGAATTATACTTTTGTTAATTCCATTTACCTGTTCACTGTATTTTGGTGCTTTTCCGGTGGCAGATATGGTGTCTATCGGTTGTTGGATTCCTTTGTATGTTCTGCTCAACACATAGCTTTCTATGATTTCTTTAGCCGTATATACATTGACTGCTTCTCCAAGGCTCAAACAAGGATTTCCTATTTTTTCACAGTTATAAGGTCTATATTTTACAACTTTAATAACCTCATACAGATTTCTTGCAACCGTTTCTAGGGCATCTGCACCCATTCCATAAACAAGGAAATTATCTTGCAAAATATAACTGTTGTCGTTCTCGGTAATCTCTGTATCCGGGTAAACTGCACCAATATCATTTTCTGATTGTCTTATCTGCACTTTTGTAACTTTTTGGCAGACAAAATCTTCATATTTAACTGATTTGTATTTTCCACCAGTAACCTTTTCTTTTTCAGAACCTTTTCTAGGGTATAATCCTTTCTGTGGATATAATCCTTTTTGTGGATATAATCCGGATATTATTGCTTTAAGGAAAACATATTCAAATTTTCCATCATGGTTAATGTGACCAAAGCATCCATTTATTGAGCAGATTGCTTCCATGACCGTCTGGCCAGAAAGTTCACTTGGGTTTATGGTTTCTGCCACTTCCATGCTGTCATTAGGTAATGTGGCTGCTACTTGCTCAACACCAAAATATGAAAAAAAACTGTCTCTGAACTGCTTTAAAGTCAGAGGAAACTTCAATCCGTTATACCAGGAAGATACTTCTGATTCTCCAATATCGTATATAACGTCATATGCCGTCACATTCCTGTAACGCTTATCATCTGTTGGTTTATCGGAAATGACACGGTATTTGCCGAAAATAAACGGTGCGTCAACATGTCCATTAATCACAGCAGAAACATTTATCTGTTTCCCAATCATGCTTGTGAACACGTTGGAAATTTTGAATTTTAACTGTGATGCATTGCACTGTCCAAATGTAAGGTAATCATCATCACATAGTATTTCTTTTAATTCAAACTGTTCAAAATGGATTTCGCTGTTGGTGATTTTTACAGACTTGTCCTCTGTTTCAATTGTGATTTCCTTTTTGGATGCGCTTTTATCAAACAAATCCGCATAGGTATAGTTACTCATTCGCTACACCTCCGACAAATGAAAACTCTATCTGATTGTATTTAATCTCTCCGTCATAAGTTCCGTAGATTGTAGGCTTTATATCAGCCATATAGCCATATTGTGTGACATATTGACCTAAAAATGGAATGTATGCCGTGATATTGCACCCCTGTTCCGTTGCATCAATAAAGTTGCTTCGTATCCCGGACAGTAACTCTTGCAAATCGTCATCCGTCAGCATTGCAGGCGTGGAAAAATCAACACTTAATGCTTTTAGCTCCACAGCATTTCTATGTACGTATCCATTTGCATCAGTCCACGGGTCTACATCCTGCATATTTACAGCTGGCTGATAACTTTCAGCGGCTATAAATCTTGACTGGTCAATAACGTAATCTCCAATTTTTAAAAGCCATCCTTGATATGCTGACATACGCTCACCGCCTCATTGCATAAAAATAGACAGCACCCATCCAGAGTGCTGTCTGTGTTAAAATACATATACATTCTTGTGTTTTTGGTTAAATTGCTCTTGACCGTATTGTCTTGCGGCAATTCCAATTTGATCTGTTGTTATTCCAAACTCTTTCTCAAGGATTCCTTGCAGTAGCTGATTATTCTGTTTCAGAAGTGCAATTTCCTGTTGTGCCGTGGAATTAATAGCATCTTTGATTCCAGTGATTTCAACTCCACCGGCAACCGCTGTTTTTCCACCTACTGTTCCGGCAATCTCCGGTATACCGTTCTCTCCTGCCATGAACATCGTATATCGGCTTGGAACGTAACCACCTTTTTCAAATGTAGGTATTCTTCCAACACTAATGTGTTGTATATTATTCGGAACTGCGTCACCAATTTTAGGTATTAACCTTGCTGCAGACATCAAACCATTAATAAGGTCTATGGCATTGTTTATCATGGTTTCTATTCCACTTATTACAAGGTTCAGAGGAGCTATTGCAACATTAGCTGCTGTTTTAAATGCTGTTCTAAACGCCGTTGGAATGTTTTCAAGCAATTTATTCCATTTTGTTAGTCCAAACTGCTCTGAAATTTTTTTCCACCAACTTGAAAATCCTGTTTGGTTCCACCATGTTGTAAAAGAAGTCCATTTTTCAGAAAGTGATGACTCTATAGTTTGACCCATTCCTTGCCACTTTTCCTTTGTGAACCAAGGAGATACATTTTCATTAAACCAGTTTCCAACAAGTGGTGCTATATTGATAAGTGCAGATGACAGACCAAAAGTATCTGACATATCTACTTTTGTATTTTTTATTTTATCAATTAGCCAATCAATTTTATCTCCAAAATCATCAAGAGTGCTATGTTTTGGAAGCAACATTGTTCCTGTCAAGAATCTATACAAATCATTATCTGTTATATCTTTGTATAAATCATCCCACGCAGTTTTTAATGTGGTAAAATCAGTATTTTTTAATGTATCAAAAAAACCATTTTCACCAAACCACGTAAAATTGTCGTAGTACTCTGCGTCTTCTGGGAACAATGCTTTCCCTAAAGATTTTCCTACATTAAATCCAATCTCCCAAGTAACAGCAGCTATTGCAATTGTCGGAACTATTCCTATACTTGATCCTAGTACTTTGGCTGATAACTTGTCCGATATTTTTCCCCATATGATATCTCCAACACCAGTAAACTTTAAAAGACCTATTGCTGTGATAATCGTGGTTTCAATCGGTGCAGCATCAAAACTTCCTTTCCACAAATCGATAGCCGCATCTATGGCAGTCTCTATGAAGTTTCCGGCAGATGTAAACACAGCAGTCCAGTCAATACCAGCAAGAAACTGTCCTATGTTTTGACCAATCTGATACCAGTCTACAGATGCAATAGCATCGGACATCCAGTTAAATATCCCTGTGACAATACCGGATAAATCTTGTCCTGCTTCGAAGAAATCACCATTGAATAAATCTTTGAATAACTTTTTCACAGGATCAAGAAGTTTTTCTATCTTATCAGCCCAGCCAAGAGCTGTATTCTGCATCTTGTCAAATGCTTCCTGCCATACTTTTTCGTACTCTGCAGTAGCATCCATGATTTCTTTGGTAAGGTCAATTCCTGCTCCACCAGCGCCACTTCCGGAACCACTGGATTTTGGTATGGAAATAACTTTCAATTTATCAAATGCTCTGATTCCGCTTTGAGCATTTTTTGCGCTTGTTCCCACTTTATCCAGTGCGTCTGCCGTATCTTCCAAATCCTCATTGTATCCGGATACATTTTGATTGAATGACGAAAAGTCAATTCTGATTCCCAGTAAATTTGCCAAACTGACAAGGAGTCTCTTAATTGCAATTACTACACCGTTAATAACAGGAAGCACTTTCTGCAATACCGGAATAAACAACTGCCCCAGTACCATACCGGCTTCTTTTACGTTGTTGGTAAACTGACGGATCATGTTGTTGGGAGTATTGATTGTATTTGCCAAATCTCCCCAAGATACCCTTGACTGGTCTAATATTGCCAGAAAACGCAACTGCTGTTTCTCTGCCTGTGACATTTCAGATACAGCCTTTTCAATGCCGTATTTGTAAGCATAGGTCTGTAATGTGGCATTCGTAATATCAATACCATACTTATACAGTGCTCTTGACTGACCAATCAAACCGGACTGTAAATTAGTCGCAACTGTACTGAAATCCACGTTAAAAAGAGATGACATATCACCGGCAAGCATTGTCATGGACTTTGAAATTGCCGTAGTGACTTCTCCGATCTGCCCTAAAGAGTTGGTAATGGATGCAAGTTGTGAAGCGTACTGCGTTATCTCCTGTAAATTCAGTCCCAGGTTCTTCATTCCGCTTTCAGAAATCAATCCACCGTCTACATCTACTTTCAGACCGGACATTTTACCAAGCAGTTCATTTACACGGTTTCCAAAACTCTGCGCATAATCCTCTGCGTTGTCGTAACCGAATTTTTCAAAATCCTTGCCCCATTCCTTGCCGACTTTATTAAATGCTACCGTGTAGTAGTTAAATGCTTCGATATAGTCCGTAGTTCCCTCTATGGACTTCCACAGACTTTTAATTCCACGGATCACAAGGAAATATGTTGCGTAGAATCTGCCGAAAGCCGCAGCAAGGCTAAATGTGCTTTTCGTGGCTCTTTTTGCGCTTGCCATATAGGTGTTCAGATTACGTCCTAAAGAGTTTGCCGCTCTCCCGGATGCTGCACCAGTAGATGCCAGTCCTGCCAGTGCATTTGTCATGCGGATAATGTTCTCACTGACATTCGGAGCGGTTGAAAGAGTTGTAAATAACTGCTTCAAATTCTTTGCCAGCAAAGGAATGTTCGTGATTGCTCTTCCGGATGCCACACCTCCAAGTCTTGAAATCGAAGATGCTATGCTCGCAATATCCCCTACTCCATCTACTTTAGTTCCTGCCATGTCTGCAGAAAAAGTCTTCAGTGCAGAAGAAATCCTGCTTAATCCGCTTGTATCTATTTTCCCCATTCTGTTAATGGAATTTGTCAATGTGGAGATATTCTTAATGCCGCTTGTATTCATGGAACTGGCGGCATTTGCGATACTCTGTATGCTATTAGAAATGCTTGTCAGTTTGGATGTATCAATGGACAAGCTTCTCTGAAAATTCGTAAGGCTGTTTGCTAACTTATTTAGTGCGTTACTTGCGTTATTCGCATCCGCTTTTATTTTAATCTGTAAAGAATCAATATCCATACCGCACCGCCTTTACCGCAATAAAAAAGGAAGTGTCTGCCACTTCCAAGAAAAGAGCGGTAAGCTGTGACACCTACCGCTCCTAAAATCACTTTTTGAGATATGCCCTTGTAACCGTACCGATTTTTCCGTCCACTTTGATACCGACACTCTTTTGGAATGCTTTTACTGCATCAGAAGTGGTTTTTCCAAAATATCCGTCAATGTTCGTCTTACCTTTCGCATTTACAGACGGCATAAAGCCTTTCCTTACAAGTTCGTACTGCACCCACTTGACATCGTTTCCCTTCATCATTGCCAGACGCTTGTAATAAAGAAGTCTTTCCGGCTCTGTATAAGGGTTTCTATGGCTTGTAAAATCCTCATATACGGCATCTAATTCCTTGTACCATACATTCATGTCTACATTTCCTACAATACCGCCTACACGCCCTTTAGAAGTGTACTGCCATCCTACCATGTTCGGTACTTGCGGTTGATACTTCACATCACACTTGCCGTTATTCTTGCCGTACCGTGCGATCCACATTGGATAACTCACACAGCCATAAGGCTTAATGTATGTCTTGTAAAAACTTTCCCCAGTGTATACACCGAATGGCAATCCTGCATCGGTGATGACCTTGCCGTAAGCATTGATAATGGAAATAATATTTTTGCCAAGACCTTTCATAACGGCATCTTCAACATCAAGATATACTGTCACTTTTCTGCCATTAAGAATAGTAAGCACTCTTCTTGCATCAGATCGTGATTTTGCAACCGTTGTAATATATCCGTATTCATATACTCCGTGCACATGGACATTGTGCTCTTTACAACCTTTCCAGTTCTCTTCAAACTTCTTGTCCGGGTTCAAATCCTTACGGATGACTTTCAGAATAGAAAAATCAATACCGTTCTGTTTTACCGCCCACCAGTTAATCGTCCCTTGGTATGAGGACACATCAATTCCTGTTAAACTCATGTTTGTTTCTCCTTTTTGGGATGTGATAATTCAAAATTAGCTTGCATTGCCATAAGTCCTGCGAGGAACGCTTTCCTTTGCTTCTGAATTTCTTTTTCATTATTAGCAATGTCCGCACGTTCCATAATAGGCTTGTCAATATACTTCGATTGTGCTTTTCGACCGTTTAGGCAATGGTCTATTGCAAAGATTAATGCAGATATTCCATAATCTCCCCACCGTTGCCATGAATTCCTATCTTCTTCCTCTTTTTTGAGTTTATATCCTTTGTAACACCACTCTAATTTTTTAGGATTCAGATGTTTGAACTCTTCTATCGAAATTCCCATGGAAAAAGCAAATGGAAAATATTCTTCCCATATTATTTTGTGCCAGTCGATTTCTTCTTGTGATCCTGTGGCATCTTCGTTACCTTGCTGTCCTCTTTCTCCATCTCTTCCTTGGTCTGCGTCATCATTTCCGTCAGACCCGACAGTTCGAAAAAACCGTCTTCTTTCATACAGTCTGTCAGTTCTCCATACAGCTTCACAAAAGACAGACCGTTTGCTTTCATGTATTCTTTCATTAAAGCATTGGATTCATCCGGTGTAATACCTTCATGGTTTTCGATAAGACCAGCATAAAAAGCCGTTTTGCATACATGAGGAAATTCTGCAAGCATATATCCGCTACCATCTACAACTTCTTCTGGTGTGGGATTCTGTACATTTTTTGCTTTTTTAGCTACATAGCCACCGGAAAGCATAAGAAACATCTTTTGAATCAAATCCTTGCACTCCACAGCACCGAATCCAAACTCTAAAGTATATTCAACATCATTAACTAAAATCTTCTTCATAAAAACATATCCTTTCCCCAACATTTTGTTGGAAAGGAGCCGCCCGAAGACGGCTCTCTTTTTGCTAAATCAATGTTTCGTCTACCGCTTCATCAAAGTCAGCCACGGCAGTGTTATTTGTTTCTGACTGACTTGCTATTCCCCCGTTGTCAGTGCAACGGTAGCATCCAATCCCTTGTATTCCTCAATGGTAAGATTCATTTCGATCGTCAGAAGTTCGTTCTGTCCGATTTCGGGTTGTGGAATCTGCTCGGGCGGCTGTGCAACAACAAAGAAAGATTTCTCTTCTCCGGGAATGACAGTTTCAAACCACATTCTATTTCCACCAGTAAGAGCCTTGTAGGCTGTGATAAGTGCAGTCCATTCAGCCACGGTCTCTGATGTGAAGTTGACTGTGACTGCAAAAGATCCACCAGTATCTGCACGACCTTTTACATATCTGGTGATTGCATCTTCTAACGCAGAAGCATCAATCTGTTCCGGTTCAATGTTAATGCCGCCAATGGCATTAATTCTTGTAAGTTGCTTAAAACTTGTAGGTTTTGTTCCGGCGGTTGTCTCTGTACCATATCCGAAAGTAATGCCTAAAGTAGAAATTCCGGCTGCTGCCATAATTTATACCTCCTTAAATTTGCATAAAAAAATAGAGCCGAATGGCTCTAATAGTTACAATTTATCATCAGCACCTACGCTTCTTCTGAACCGTGCAGTGCTTCTGTATGTGTCCTGCGAAGTATTATTGAACTCTGGCATGGAAGTTATTTGAAATCGCAGACGTTTGAAAAGTCCGGCAACCGTAGCCATGATAGCTTCGGCTTCTTCCTGACTTTTGTTGGTTATCACATCCACCTGGTATGATGCTGTGATTCCATTAACAGAACGTGCTTCAAGGTCTTGTCCTGTCTCTGTGAACGGCATAGCATGAAAGTACACCGTAGGGAATGTAGGGTCTGACAAATCCTTACTTTTGTCCGTCACATAAGCTTTAGGATGGCTCTGTGGTATCTTCATTTTTAAGTATGATGCAATCTTGACTTTGAAGTCTGATACCCATTGATATTCATTAACCGCCATTTCCAAACACCACCTTTGCTGTCTGTAATACAATTTTACGAAGTTCTATTGCAGTCAGGTACATAAAAGGTCTTGAAGGCATACCTTTTGTTATATGAAGTTTTCTGTCATCTCCGATATAACTCCAGTAGTATTCTCCGGCTTTCACATAAGTGCTTCCATGCACTTCAATGTCTTGTAATGCTTGCCGAATTGTTTTACCGGAGTTGTATTTCCATGTAACACCTTCCGGCAAAGGATATGGATATTCTTTCTTTCCACCAATGCTACCAAGAGTACCAAACTCAACGAAAAGCGCATGGTCTGTACCGGCAACCACCGACCAAACACCGCCACCCTTTACAGAGCCAACGTATTCCGCATGAATGCTTTGCAAAAGTTCTGATGTAAAGATAGCATCAAGGTCAACAATCTGCACTCTAGCAATCTCTACGCCCTTTTCTGCCAGCGTTTCTGCCAGTAGTCTACATTTATACTCTAAACTATTTTCATAGTCTCTAAGAGCCTTTACAGCCGCTTGTATGGACTTTGGGTCAAACAGGTTAATGTTGATTGTCTTTCCCATATCACTTCACCGTCTTTTGCAACAAAAACAAATCTGCTGTCAGTCCCTCATCTGCAACGCCTTTGACAACATAGTCCGCAGTCTTTCTGTCCACAAGTCCGTCATCGTCACGACCTACTTCTGACTTCTTCCAGATAACATCCCCTGCCTTAATCGGCAAATAGCCCTTGTCGGTCACAATCTGACAATACGAACTGGAATCATCAATACCAAATTCTTTTACCAGTACTTCCGACAGCTTATTACTGATGTTGGCAGAAAAAAGGACGGGTTCAGAATATCCAGTAGTTTCTCTCAAAACCACTGGAATCCTTTCTCCGTCCATCTCGATGTACTTTATTGCTCCGTTTTCGTCCCGGTCATAAATCGTGACTTTTTCTCCCTGCCGTGAGTACTTCATTTCCTGCTTGTTAATGTCAAGCATCTTTCTTCACCTGCTTGTAAATCTGATTTACACCAGTGCTTGCCAAACCGGAAACAATTCCGACCGCAATCGCATTCAGCACATCATTTGCCGGGAAATCCGGAATAACATACATTCCTACTACTCCGAGAATGCCACCTACAATGCCAACAACAACCGGGATGTAGTTATCCTTAATAACCGGAATCAGCTTCGCTCCAATACCGGCAAGATAGCAGATAACCACGATTGCAACACAAGTTCCTACCTGTGAAAAATCCATAATTACTTACCTCCGTTCTTCAATCTTATTTCTTTTATTTCTTCATACATTTTAGTTGCCATTCCATTTCCACCAAGCGCATGATAAGCATTGTACATCTCAACAAAGTTTTCATACGCATAGCTTGGAATTTCTCCTAACTTCATGTACTTATCGTGATACTCAATAAGTTGCACACGCAAAAGAAGCATTGTTCCCTTGCTGTTCGCATCCCTATCTTTCTTTTGCTGCTTTAGGAGCCAGACGATGTAGCCTAATAAAATAGGCAGAACAATCGTATACGTCTGTAATAAAAATTCTTTCACTTCATATCTCCTAACTGTTTATTTGTTGGCACACCGCCCACCACCCTTAAAGTGTGCCGCCTGCAACCTTATTACCGGAATCCGTAACATGGTCACGCACAATCTTCTAAACCCCTCGATTTCGATGGGGTTATAAAACTTTTGCAAATGGGAAAACACCCACAAACAGTTCTTCCCGGTCTCTCCATGTTCTCGACACTCCATTCTCTGAATAGCTTGCCATGAAGTTTTCACCGGCTTGCGATCTGTCATACACGACAAGATTAACCACCACGGACTGAAATTTTTTCATATCCGCAGCAATCTTCTCTTCAGTGTAGCTTTCCGGGTACATTCTTTTTGCTCTGATGTCGGCTTCTGCTTGACTGATAAGTTGTTCCAAAAGAGGATTTTCTTCCAAATGGTCAAACACGACCTCGGAACTTTCAGAATCAATATGAAATTGTTTCAGACGGATTTTTACTTGCTTCAAAGTCGTATATTCTGCCATGTGCTACCTCTTAAAGTTCAAACTTTTCAATCAGAATCTTTTTCAGTTCCGCACCGCTGATTTCTTCCGCACCTGAGACACCGTGTTCTGCGGCTAACTTCTGCAAGTCTGCCGTAGACATACGGTTGATTTCCGTCTTAGTATATGCGGTTTCCTCCGGGATTTCTTCTTTTACTTCGGTGACGGTTTCCTCCGGGATTTCTTCTCCCGGAAGATACCATTTGCCTTTGTATTTGACTTTGTAATCAAATTTCATCAGCATACCTCCGATTAGTAGCACTTAATTACATAGGTGCTATCCATTCTCTCGTAGGAAGGCAGTACGATTTCTGATACTGTAGTCTTGGTTTGTACGGGATCCTCTGTTACGCTGACAGCAACAGCAACACCAGTATTCACAAGTCTTACATCTGTGGCAGGATTACCCATGAGTGTACGCTCTTCGGGAGTAGTGCCGTACCATGTACTACCCAGTGCACCGTTAGGAATAAGGGTCGCAAATCCATCAGGATAAAACTTATGAGCAGTTCCGCTTTCATCCTTGTACTGCTTAGTGTATACAATGATGCTAATGCCAAGTTCGGTAGAGAAAAGTTCCTTTACTCTCGCATCGGTCATAAATACATTTGCGGTTGTATTCTGTGCAAGAACAGCACTCTTGATCTTTTTGTTCTGTTTTAAGTAGTTCATGGTCTTCTTAGAGACAATCATGATGGAAGGTCTCTCGCCAGTAGCTTCTTCTACGGCATCAATGGCTACGGAAACATCATCCATAGGATCAGAGTTCTCGGTATCAGACCACTTATCGGTCGTAGTTGTAAGTTCTGCAAAGTTGTTGGCTTTGTAGGTTCCGTTAGGGTCATAGTTATAAGCGTAGGTTACACCGTCAGCCTGAATGGAAATCTTAGGAGATCCGTCACTGGGTGCAAGCAGCTGCATAATCATACGTTCAGGAACTACATCAGCACCTTCCACAAGAGTATTTGCATCATCAAAAATTCTGCTTAATACTTCTGCTGCGTAAGGGTCTGTGCTGTCCTTAATACGCATGATTTCCTGTTCGTCCTGTTCTTTGATAATCATAGATTCACGGAAGAATGCCATTTCTGTCTCTTGCATCTTGAATCCTTCACGGCTTCTGATAGTGGAAACTGCATCAAAATTAGATGCTTTCAGGGTAACAGGAAGTCCATTAGAAGTCTTAATCCACTTCAAATCCAGTCCCATTTTCTTCTTGGCGGGGAATAAGCCGGAACCAAGATATGCAATTTTATTACTTGCAACTTCTGTATGCACAAGTGCGATTGCTTTCGCATTGTAGGCATCTCTAATGTTCATTATTTCCTCACTTTCTACCGCTATCTTTCAGCGGTCAGCGGCTACATCTGTCTGTAGTCGGTTTCAGTTATTCAAATACAATCAGTGATAATCCTGTCTTTACACCATCGGCAATGGTAATACCTGCATTTGCGTTAGCATTTGCTTCATTTACACAGGCAAAAGCCTTAATGATAGTTCCGTTGGGGTTGCTATCGTAAACATCGTTAAGCAAAATACCTACTGCTGCATCATCTGTGCTTCCGCCATTTACTTTCTTTCCTGTCGCACTAATAGGATTACCAGCCTTGCACACACCATTAGTGAAAGCACTTGCATCCAGTTTAATAGGAACAAATAATTCACCGCCCAGCTTTCTCTTAAGAATTTCTAACTGGGTAGTTACACTTGTTTCAGAGAATTTCATTTTGTGTACCTCCTTATAAGTACTGGCTAACTACAGCTTCGGCTTCTTTGTTTGTTCCAGCTAAAGTCTTGCCAATCTTTTCAGCCGCTTTTTCGGCTTCTGTTTTTTTGTCATCTTTTCCACCGCCAGCAATTCCACCTCCAGGATTAGTAGATCCGTTTGCAATCTCCTGCTCCTTGGCTTGTGCCGCAGCAGTCTCTTTATCAGAGATAATTTTTCCGAGAACATCAAAATCAAAACTGCCGTCATCCTTTACAACCTGTGCCGCCTGTTCTGATGTGATTTTGAATTTGTCAGCCGCACTTGTACGCTGAGTTGCTAAAGTCTGTGCTTTTTCCAACTCTGCGATACGATTATTTGCTTCCTCTAACTGCTTCGCTGCCTTTTCCTGTTCGGAAAGATTTTGGTCTTTCATGGCATTAAACTCTTTTTCAATGCCCTGTAACCGTTCCAGTTCAGCATTGTTTTTGGTTGCCTTGGCATTTGCTGTCTGAACATCTTTGCCGTTTTCGGCAATAACCTTTTCAATCTGTTCATCAGTTAATCCCATTGCCGCTAAATCTTCTCTCTTCATAAATTACCTCCGTTATGTCCTACGTTTTTTTACGGTGCAACGACACCGAGTGACATTGCCGATTTGTACGCTCACGGCTTTGCGAATTTTTATAAAATAAAAACAGCTACCTATTTCTAGGCAACTGTCTTATTTTGCATTTGTTTTACAATTTCCTGTGCTTTTGCCATCTGCTCTTCCATGTTGATAATGTCAGCAGTTTTCCACAGAGCATCAAGGTAAGGTTTGGAAAGGTTGAAAGTCTTTTCACAATCTCCCCAAAGTCCAACTGTTTTGATTGCAATAAGCGGATGAATACCACACTGCAGAAGTTGCAGTAATGTCTGCGACTTGGTATACATATTATCTTGTGGACTGTGGTTGATCTGCACATCAAAATCTCTAAGAGTGATTTTCAGATCCTCTTTCTTAATGCGGATAACATTCAGCGCAACCTTGGCCAGTCTCTTCTCTGCTGTCTTAACAACCGGATCCTTAAGCCTTGCTCTTGATTTTGAAAAATCCCATCCGTTTCTCAGCTCAACCGCACCCTGCGTATCACCGCCAGTGTTTCCTTGCTTGTTCGGTATTCCCAAAATTGAAAGTGCGCTGTCTGTTAAATCATCCTTGGAAACCTGTGTCTGCGTTTGGTCAAGTTCCTGTGACATCACATCAACATCAGACTTGTTATCCTTGTTAATGGACTTTACAACCAATGCATGGTTCATTTTCATTTTTTTGAACTGTTCTTCGTCAACTTCACAGTTTACAAATTTGTACCAGGCCTGGATGAACTGCTCTATACCATCCATTCTGTTTGACTGTGTATTATTGATTGCATCCAACAGATCTATAACAAGTTCAATATCAGACAACCGCTCATGGTTGTTCGGAAATTCTACAATCGGAATACCACCAAATCCGTGAAGTTTCCATGTATCAGGAACAACCGCACTGTTTTTTATCTTACATTCATAGGATTCCGTGTAGCATAGTTTGTACCACTCGCCGTTTTCATCTTTTAATTCCTGTACCGCCAAAATCGGTTCTTCGGAACTGCGGTTGTAAATGACAAACGTGTTCAGAGGATTAGGTGCAACCACACGGATAGGCACATCTCCATTCACAATCTGTATAGCTTTGAATGATGTTCCGGTTGCCGACTGCCACTCACCAGCTTTTATGTCTTTCTCATGCTTATTTGCATCTGCTAAGTAATCATTCAGTTCATCTACTGCCTTATTTACAGCTTCATCATCTTTTCTGCTGACAAACTGAATAGGCTCTCCGTAAGTCTGACCGACCTTGAACTGTACCCACTCATAAGCATGATTCTCAACGATTTTGTTCGTTATATCCTCATTTGACAGCTTTGTTCTGTACAGTACCGGCTGATCTCCTTTGTAGTACTCCCACAAGTACTTGATAACTGACTTATTGTAATTAAAAACACCGATGCAATCACCAATAACCTTTACAATGTTGTCTGCGGTTATCTGCTCTACATCCGTATATGCAATTTTTCTACCGTGACAACCTTTTACAAGGTCTTGAAATTTCATAGTGTTCATATTTTCACCTACATAAATGTCATTCCGCTGCTCTGGTCTCTTTTTGGAAGTTTCTTGATTTCACGTTCTCCGGTCTCCGTATGGTAAACAACCATCTTATCGCAATTCCGGCACTTATATGTCTTGTCAATGTGTGATTTTGAACTGCATTCACCGACCAACCGTCCGCATCCCGGACAGTACACTCTAATTTTTTGATTAAAAATCATAAATACCTCTTTTCTGCGCACAAAAATACCGCCCACATAACGTAGACGGTATTCCCGGCTGTTTGCCTTTTAGGAGGATTAGAAAGCATCTTAAATATTTTCGTCAGTTTAACATTACCATTTTTTATATATGACATTCAATGACATTGTTCATTCAAATACCCTTCTCCGTATTTCTTTTCAAACTGTTTCAATGCAGTTCCGTGAAGTCTGACAACCTGTCTCCATGAATATTTCATTTCTGTTGCGATCACTTCAAAAGTTTTCTTTTCGATGTACCTTGCGAACAGAATATTGTATGTGTTTTCATCTTCCATGCTGTCTATCTGCTGTATGATTTTCTCTTTTTTATCGACAAGTTCGTCCACCATGCCATCTATTTTCCGTTCCATTTCATCAATTTTGGCATATCTTGTCCCAATTTTGTCAAAATTCGGTGTAGTCTGTACTCTTTCACCGCTTTGCGGAGCAGATATACTTGCTGCCATATCTTTGAGCTGTGCGATTTCCGTGAGTTTATTATTTATCATCCGATTAAGGCGGCTTATCTGCCCTAAATATTCTTTTGTTGTCATCTGTTTTTTTCCCTCTTTCTTTTTTCCCTTAAATAACCTAGTAAATAAACTTCATCATACCTTGTATCTCTGAATCTGTGATCAGTTAATCTTTTTTCTTTTATATAATCAAGCATTTCCGGTATGTCTCCAATGGTTACTTCTTGCACATCATTTGCAGGTATCCTGATAATCTCATACTCTTCTCCTACAAAATGCATTATTGCTCTTTCTCTAAAATAATCTTTGCTTTCATCTGTGTGGTATAATTCACCATCTATTTCTACAATTTTCTTGATTTTAGGCAAGAAAAAGTCAACTTGATAGTTTTCTATTTTGTAGTTTGGTATATATTCTATATTTTCTTTTTCAAGTTGTAGTGCAAAGCAAACCTCATCTTTACTATTAAAAGAAAATCCTCTGCTGATAATTTTTTCTGCAATTATTTCTTTCTCTTTTTCATAATCATACTCATTATGCAAATACTTTTTATGTGCTTTTTTCATTTTTAAAGCAGCATCATCAATCCTTGTGATTTGCTTTAACTTTTTTATTTTATTTTCACATTCTTCGCAGACATATTTTTTCTTTTCAACGTTTTTCCCACAAAATAAACAATCTTTAGTCACCATAATCAATACCTCCGTCCGAAAGAGAATGGGTTTTGAATTGCTTCTACTTTTGCTACCCTGTTTCCGTTTGTAATTCGCAATGCAAAGTTTGAAAATACATCAGGTACATCATCTAACTGTTTTTTTCCTGAAACAGAATACCTTTTCAGTAACGACATCATTACACCGTATGGTTCGTTAGGCTTATACAATGATGGGTCTTTGAATATTACGTGTTGCAAAATCCAGTTAGAGCACTGGAAAATTCTCGCTTCTTTGTTTGTCTCTGTCGGTGTGTCTGTGATGTTGCATATCCATCCTTTACTCTCTACACGCTTATTTACTTCCATTGCCACACGGTCACCGCCGGCATTACGCTCAAATTCGCACTCTTGCACTTTATTATTAACAAGTACATTTGCAGCATTTTCATACTGCATCTCATAATCCGCAGTATTGTCACAAACAGCATCCACACAGTAATAATCTTCTCCGTACTTTTGCAATACCGGAAGAACAAAAAAGTCGGTTCCTTTTCCCTTGGTATCGCATTGCCCGGTAATAATTTCCGGTTCCCCATGTGGCAGATTAAGATAACGTCTGATTTTTTCTTCCGGGAATAACAATCCCTCACGTTCAATAGGCTCCTGCTTGTAAAGACACCTATAAGAGATTTCATCCATGAGTAATTGTTGATCTTCAAAAAAAGCAACCGTAAATCCGGAAAATTCGTAGTCAAAATTGCTTAATCCTGTTTTGGGGTCAATATCCGGAACCGCAATTACTTTTACTCTTGGATTCCCTTCATACATATTTTGGATCCGACCGATTACATCATTTACACTCCACCTGGTAGCAATATGGATCTCTTTGCAATTCTTTCCGTCAGTATCTTGTGTCTTTCTTTGCCTTGCATCTACCGCATACTTGTCCCACAATTTATCCAAAATTATAGGATTCATAGCTTCTTCGATGCCACCGATCATGTCATCTACGAACAAAAACTTTGATGCACGTACTTTACCAGCATTTTTACTTCCTACGGATGTGCACTGAACGGATGGAAATGGTTTATATTTGCCGATGTTAAACTGTTCCATTTTTGCGTTAGTACTGGTAACGGAAAGATTTGGGAAGATTTCATTCCAAGTGTACTCGTCAGAATTTGTACAAATATCGTACACACCGTCATAGTACATACGTGTAATATCTCCACTGTGGGAGTAAAAAAGATTGAAATCTCTCGGAAACCATCCGGCAACCAACGCATTTAACATTTTCTCGACCGTGGTTTTTCCGGCACCAGGGATAAGAGACACGCATAGGATGTCGTATATATCATCAATCATGCCTTGAATGGCATCCATTAGACCGATTTTAAGAAATTGCTTTCTACGTGGCATATAGAACCGCTCTCTAGGTTCTCTTTTCTTTTCCAAATAGCGGTAGGCACTGTCCACAACCTTATTTTGTGCTTCCAGTAAGAGAACATCGTACAATTTATCTGTCAGAGAATAGTGCGTCTTGTTTGTGAAGGAATACTTTTCCAAATCCCATATGGTTCCTCCGGTTCTTTCCATGCAGAAACGCTCTACAATGCCTTTAGAACGGTTTGTTATCTGTAAGCCATAAGTTATATCCTTTTCGCCATTTATAGCCACTCTGCAGGCTTCTATATACGCATCAATGACCTGTTCATCAATTCCCTTGCGCTGTATGTAATTGTCATAGCTGTTTACTGCCGATATAAGGCTCTGACTTGCCAAAAGAAAAAGCACCTCCACGCTGTCGCAGAGATGCTTATAGACCTCTGCCTATAATTGTTCTAGGTTAGCGACCAACTCTATTTGTTAGCCGGTGATTTTGTTTATGTTAATTCATCTGTACGCCTTGTCATTTGAACCTGTGTTCCATTTTCATCTGTTGTGCATACAGTTACACCTCTTTGTATGGATTGAAGAAGTCCTCATCTTTTCCAATTCCAAGATGCTTTTTCAATGCAAAATTTGTTATCCGTTCCCGATTAAACGAATTACTGACAATATAACTTGCAAGTTCTCCATCTTTCCATCCGTCCGTACTTGTCATAGAATCATAAATCTGCTTATATTCTACGGTCAGCTTATCAAATTCAAACCAGCCTAAGTCAAGTGTCACTCCATAATTATAAAATCCATTGTCAGACCACTTTCTGACATAATACATTAACTGCTTATACGAAAATCCAAGCCTTTCAAAAATATTACCAATAGTTCTTATGCTCAATTCCCGATCGCTAGAATGTAATTTTCTTTTCTGCTCATTCACGCAAGCTCTGAAAAATATTTCTTCTAATGGCTTCATTCTTCCACCAACTTTCTGCTCACACCTCGTATCCTGCCTTGCGGCACTGCTCCTTTATGGATTCCGGTAACTCAATCCCATTTTCTTTTACGTATCGAACCATTTCCGCTAATTTCTCATTGCTGATTTTTTCTATAATTTCAGAATCTTTCAGTCCTGCTTCTCGCAATTTTAATATATCGTTCCATTTTGAACCATTTATCTTACAACAGTAGTCACGACTATATAAAACGTGACTATGTTTATCAAACATATTTGTGCAGTCAAAAGCAGTACCAGATAATCTTGAACAAAAATGGGCGTTTTGACAACAATCACATTCCGTATCTTTTTCAACGTACTTCCTCGGTTTATATTTCTTAAAATCTTTGCATTCAAAATCTAAATCTGTATCATTACCTTTTGTACACTCATAAATGGGATATTCGTCCCCTGTTTCTTCGTCAAAAGAATAATCGACAGAACAGTATTTGCAAGCAGAGCAGTCTCTAAACATCCTCATATCCTCCGCAACCCATGCAGACGGAATCGAACCGCCGACACACATCCTATGCGGATGCTGTTCTACCACTGAAACTATACATGGGAATCGCACCGTAAAACCTTTTATGGCTTGCGCTTGCCATAACCAAATGTGCACCGCCTACTTGTCACTGACTATCCACACAATCTCACAGTCTTGTCTGTTCTCTACTTCATAGGCTTGGTTTTCGCTAAACATATGTGGCTTACGTTTTAGCCAGGGAATAGTTGCCGTGGGAGTTGAACCCACCCGACCCAAACAAGGTACGACTACTTTTGAATCTGCAAATTCTACTCGCAGAAGTGTTTTTCGTTGACCGATAATGAGCAACTACTATCCATACATCTCCCATCGACCGGAACTATTGCAGTAGTACCCGACTAAGTGGAGATAAAGATAAAGTTGGGATGATGGGGCTCGAACCCACAGCCTATGCCTTAGAAGGACACTGCTCTTTCCATTTGCGCTACATCCCAATGTGCGTTTCCATAAGCTGTATGCCTACATTTAAGGCGCTGACACAGCGCAACACTTATAACTATTTTTATTTTCGCAGGGCATCCGCCAGTTACCTGCTAGTTGGGAGCTACCCAACCACCTACGCCAATTTTATGTCCGCAATGGCTGTGCGGGATTTTAATGTCTTTACTGACCATACCAGTTCTTTTTACAATGTCTCACTGGTGTACCCATTGATTGTTTTTTAAGTGGTCGCTCCACTCTTCCGACTCCGTGGGATGGGAACCGGAAAACCCTCACGAGCCTTGCGACGGCTCTTAACAGCATTCCGCTATGAGGTGAAAGGAGTATTCCATGTAGGTGGAATATTCGCAGATGGCAAAGACCGAAAGAAGAAAACATCTGCGAAACAGGACTACCAGGATTCGGACCTGGGATGCAGCAGTCAAAGTGCTGTGCCTTACCGCTTGGCGATAGTCCTAAACTCCGGGAGAGAGACCATCTGCTCCCGGATTATTTTTGTGAAACACCCTATCTTTATCTAAAAAAAATTGTCACGCCTGTGTACGGTACTTTGAAAAACTTTGTGTTGTCAAACGCATTATTCCATTTTTCGTTTCCCACACACAGGCTACATACACTCTTGATGCCTTGATTTCTCTGCCACATATCCAATGCCAACACAACACCGGATATTCGGCAATAACAATGGCTTTATGAATTTAACCCATTCAAAATTGTGATATGGGATAATTCGCATAATCTCCGGTAACCACATAGGCTATACCCACGCGAAAGTTATTCCAAATGCAAGGAACATTGCGAACGCAAATAAAATAACTCCGTCTGATGCTGTTTTCTGTTTTGGAGCATACCATAAAGCAGATATTGCTAAAACTGTCAATACCAACGTTGTCATTATTTTTAAAATCATGAATCCAAGCATTTTTTCTTCGTCCTTCCTTCAATTTCATCGATCATTGCCATTACCAGTGCTTTAGCAAACTGGCTATTGTTATGTATTTTAATCAGCAAATTGCCCTGCCGGATAAGATACGACCAGTCATCATCCGTTTTCGGATTAGCGCACTCTTTATGAATTTTCCAAACTTCTGTGTAGATCTCTTTAATCTCCGGTGGCAATTCACATTTCTCCTTAACTGGCAAATCTTCTTTAGGCTCTTTATCAAGTCTGCTCTTTTGGTGCTTCATCTGACAGCTAACCATTTCTGTAACGTTCTCACGGTCTCTCTTGATTCCGTGACCTTGCAGAAACAACTCACATTGCAGGACTTCACCGCATTTTGAACATTCGTCTTTTATCTCTTTCCCAAATATCTGCATACGCTTAATCTCTACCAGTGACTACTGCTCTTAAAAATACTCCGATGATGAACAGGATATATACCCATGCAGGAGCATGCAATTGAACCAGTATCCATGCTAAAACTATGTAAATGAAAATCATGTGCTGTACCTCCTAAAAGGCTTTTTTATTTTTGAGAATTTTTTAAAAATCATCCACATTCTCTGTAAAACTTTTCTTCCCGTCCGTCATCATAAATAACTCTTGCAATCGGTTCTGCAGAATGATCCACTTTCTGGCACTTTGGAATACTAAGCATATCTACTCGGTTCTTTATAACCTTGATGTGATTGTCTCTCAGGTATTCTTTGTAGTACCACTTGTCAGATAGCTTGTTTCCACCGGAAATGTTTAGTTTTTGCTCACATTCTTTCTTGCCTATCTTTCCAGTTTTGTACTCCTCTAAAATTTCTAAATAGTTTGATACCGGCAACATTTTAGGTCTTCCTGTTTTCTCCGCTCTTTTTATGACCCTTATGTTTAATGATCCATGTGCAATTTGATGGCAAACATGGCAAAGAGGTACAATGTTCCCTATATTGTTTGTTCCTCCCAATGCCAAAGGAACTACATGGTGATACTCTACATCCAAATTACTTCCACAGTTACAGCAAACTGTTCCAAGCTTATCTTTAAGTTCGTCCTTAAATGACGGTCTGTTAAATTGCAATTTGTTTTGTGTGTAAGATAACTCCATGTTAGTATCACCTCCTGTCGAAGCCTTTTTATTTTTTGGGTAGTTTACTGTACTTAATAGGGCGGGTTTCCGAATTTCTATAAACCCCCTCCCCCATCATCACCAACATATTTCAACTATGCGCAAAATTCGTGCTTCGCGCAGTCTTTATTGACACGTCCTTAACTATCCCATATTTCCGCACGTTTCCGTAGTTGTTGCTACTCATTCGCATCTGCTGTATTATCTCCATACGCTCCGGAATCGGTCAACATTGATGTATTTTGTCCAAAATTTGTGTCTAATCGTGGAAGTTGGTCGGCTGTCCTGGTTATCTTGTGTACAATCTCTTGCTGTGTGGTCTGTTTCCGCCCGTGGTCGTTGTTTAATCGTTCCGTTGCTCCCAGCGCATTCCGCAGATTAAAAGCAACAAGCTGATCACAATCTGCATCATCTAACCAATTTACAAAAGCTTTTCTGACCTCGTCCATGCTCGATGTACTTGATTTAGTCCTCCAGGCACTTAAAGCCTGTTTAGATATCCCTGTTAATATCTTAAATGTATCAGCTGTAGCAGTCATATCATAAGCATTAGCTAACTCCCTAAGATATAAATAAACCTCATACAACAGATCTATGTTGTACGCATTGTAGTTAGTTAGCATTTGGTTGATACTATTATCCACTACGTTTTGGGGTATATCTTTTAATACATTACTAGGTCTTATATAATTGTTATATATATATTGCATGGCACCATTAAAAACCGGTTGCCGTTGTGATCTCATGTCATCGATGCCATAAGCTGCACAATAATCGTCAAAGTATTTCCGGATATTTTTTTTAATCTCGTCAATGTTTGGAATCTCTCTGACGTCCTGCACCGCTCTACACCTCCTGAAATCTGCAATAAAAAAATCACAAGCATCACTCAATAAACCTATGTCTTTTGATCTCCTCCACAGATCAGGTAAAAACATAAATCTAAAAAAGTGACAAGCTAGTGACTTCTTGTCGTTTCCGGTCTGTCGGCTCCGGTGGTCTTGGTTACAATCTGGGCGGCTGCATATCCAGAGGGGGTTGGATCTGTACCGCTGTCACTCGCACCGTATTAACGTCGGCTCCCTAACTGCTTTTATCATACCACAAGACCTATTTATAAATCTACAACAACCTTTTACGCATTTGACGATTTGTTATTGTGGTATGTCTGCCGGTGATCTTGAGTATATAAAAATCATATGCTTAAAAAATATCATCCGGTTAAATTTGACAAATGGGATTTTTTGACAGACAGATAGGTGATTTTTGCAGATGGGTACATGGTGGCAGCCGGTCGGCTCTAGTATTTATATATACTTGGTATATCATTGTCTTTCTGCTCTTATTTACTTTTATTTTATCTAACCTTTATTTTATCTAATCTCCTTTTATTTAATCTGCGTCTACAAAATGTCTACAATTTGTCTACAAAATTTAGCACATTAAAATATCGCAGTGAAAATAGATCAAGAAAAGCAGGTGTAACAACCTGCTTAAAATATTTGACAATATGGGTGTTGTGTGCTATGATTTTAACAGTCTCACAGCGTAGATGGTCACTGCGATGGTTCCGCTGCCGATTCTGGCGGGGCAAGTGTTGAAATAATTATGTTTCTTGTAAAACAATTATGTTTTTATTTGTTTTGCAATGTCTTCCGGTGTGGATGGATGCCGGAAGATCTTCCCACCAAATCCGGGAGGATAAAGGATTGAAACAATTGTAATTTTCATTATTCCACAGAAAAAGAGAGAGTTTTTAAACTCTCTCTTACTGTTTAATCTCTATTATCTTTTTTGCCCTCTCCGTAACACTCATAAAAAGCATCTGTAAGCCGTCCGAGCTGGTCCGGTGTAAGCTGGTCTTTCAGGTCATCCGGTATCCGGTCATAATTTACCCGGAATGTATCGCCACATCTGCCAATTTTGGAGGATTTTTTTACTTGCTCCAATTTATACATCTGTCCGAGTTCTTCCAGTGTAATTTCTCCGCTTTTTACAGCTTCCCGACCCTCTCTTGTTAAGATTTTTAATGCTTCGTCTTTTCTTACCATTCCGATTCCATTAATTCTCATAATTTTCCACCTTTTACCTTTCTTTTAAGCTATTTGTTTACTTGTTCTTCTTATCCGTTCCGCTCTTGCTGTGATCCGGTCAATTAACGCCCTGTCACCGTATGCGGTTTTGCTGGTCAATAACTCCGGATCTGTCATTCTCTCCAGTGCTTGGAGCGTTTCCGCTTGCACCGTCTCCAGGGCTTGGAGTTCTGCCCGGTTAAATTCTTTTAAAGCCGGCTTTTCCGTCTGCTCCAGTTGCTCCCGGTAGTACCGGAAGAACTGCCGGACGTTTGAACGGATCCGGGCGGCTTTCTTTGCTGTGATCTGCTCCGGTGTTCCTGTCATTTCGTTCGCTCCTTTCGTTTGTTTGTATCTTGATTATATATCATGTTATATAACATGTCAATAGATTATTGCAATTATTTATTGATATTTTTTAAAAATTCCTCAGCGTCTACAACTTGCGGTTGTTCCGATGTTTTCCTCTGTGCTCTCCTCTGCTCCTGGAGCTGGTGAAGTCTTTCGTTTGCTTGCATTAATGCTACTTTTTCCTCTACCTCTGTACGCTCTGTATTTGCCTTTTTTTCGGTCTTTTCCGACTCTTGTGGTAAATTCTCCGCTTGGCTCTCCAAAGTGTCTAAATAAGCCAATACAGCCGTATTTATTACACCATTTGCGGTAAGTCCTAAATCTGCAATGCGGTCTTTCGTTCCTTTTGGTAATCTGCAAGAGATTATATCCCAATTTTCTTTTGCTTTTTCGTTCTGCCGTCTTGCTCTCTCTCTTGCGTTTGCTGCTATTTGTTCAGGTGTTTTCATTTTTGCCCTCCTATTATATTATGTATTGCAATTTATAACCGCAATATCTGCTTGCAATTATTGTAACATTATAATTGCAATATTGCAACAATTAACATTAATATTATTATTACAATATTTATTTTAATTTTTATGCAATTATGTATTGCAATTTATAATTTTGTGTGATATAGTTATCTCAACAAATAAATAAAGCCGGTGACACCTACCAAGCGAACACCGGCACCCAAAAAGAAAGGCACCCAAATTATAACACGGGTGAAAAGGTAAAATCAATATGAGAAAGAATGAATTATTAGAAGCAATCAACAAAAGCAAGGCAAGAAGCGCATGGAATAAAGGTGTAAAGATCTATGCTTATGAGCTTGTAGAAGCTCTGGAAGTTGAAGAGATCCCGCAGGACAGAACAGAGTTAAAAAGCCTTTTACTGAATGGCGCCGCTGACTGGAAACAATACAGTTGGGGTGGCTGCTCTCTGATTTATGATTGTGACATTGCCGAACGTCTCTGTTGCCCGTCTGAATTAAAAAAGGTTTGCGGCGGCGAGAACAAGCCAAACAGATCCGAGGAATGGTTAGACACACAGGCAAGAGCATTAAGCCATTCTTTTGATATAATTTATCATATTGTTAAATTTAGCAAGTAAGACAGGCTTACACCGGGGATCGTGCCCCGGCTTGCTTTTACCCAGAAACGGGAAAAATTGAAAATGTGGAGGAGCGAGAAAATGAAAATTATAGAAAAATCGAAAATGCCTGACGGTACAAAGATACAACTAGAGGATTGGCACGATAAAAACACAAAAGATTATATGGATTTATATGGCTATGAGATAGGTGCATATCCAGTTGCTAAAAATTCCGGTTGTTGTGGATGGGTAAAATCCGGGGAAAAATTTAGGATATCAATTAGTTATAATAAATATGCAAATTATACTGATGAAATGGTGTTGAGTGATTTTGAATCGTTAAAAAATGGAGAAAAAACATTATCAGATTTAAAAGATCATTTTTTTAATAACTTTAAAGATCAATTTTATTTAGGAATCATAGATTTTGAACCTTGACAGCCGCCGCAGAGGATGCCCGCCGGATCACTACCGGCGGCGGTTTTATGGGTGAAATTTACCCAAAAATAAAAAAAAGGAGGTTGCCAGGATGAAAGAAAAGAACCTTAAAAGACTTTACAAGCTGTTAGAACGTGCAGAGCGTGATCACGACACGGAGACAGCCGCCGCCCTGCGGTGGGCAATTTTTGAACTTGAAAACGGATAAAAGACGGCTTGCAACCGTCCTTTTGTCGTGTTCCGTTGGATATGCTGCCGTCTGGCTGTCTATTTGTGTTACTATTCCACCGGATCCGGTCAGATCCTGCGCCCGGATATATTGACGGCTTGCGCTGTCTTGGTGTACAATCAAATATTACAAGGGGATTATACAAAATGCGAAAAGTGGGAATCGGTCATGTATACGACATTATGGAGAGCGTAGCGGATGCCGGGGAACGGCTGGAAACCGTCATAAAGGTTGAGAGTGCCGCCGGTGGTATGTCTCCGGAATCTGCAGAGCTGTTGCGGTCTGCGTATGATTCCATGCTTTCTGCAGTCGGAGACCTTGCGAAAGCTGCGACACGGTGACCGGGTGACAGGTTCAGGACTCGCACTGCAGAAGTGCGCAGATGTTCCACACCTTGAATCGGTCTGAAAAAATCTGCGAAAAAACTCTGAAAACGGATTTTTCAGCTTGAAAAGTGCTACCCAGGGGGGATTAAAAATTTTTTTATTATATTTTGACGAAAAATTTTTCTTTCAAAAACCTCTGAAAGCGAGATTTTCGGTTGAAAATGCAGACCCACGGGGGTATCAAAAGAAACACATTAAAATTTTTTCAATACTTCACATCTATTTATCGACAGAATACCACAATGTGTTAAAATTTTATAAAATTCAAAATGAAAGGGGTAATTACTCTATGAAACAAAGTCCTTTAGGAATCACTTCAATGGTGCTTGGTATTATAAGCATCCTCACAGCTTGTATAGCTTTTGGCATTGTGCCAGGTATTATAGGCTTGATACTCGCTATTATTGCTCTGTGTCAAAAAGACAGAAAGCACGGAACAGCTATCGCAGGTCTTGTGTGTTCTGTTATCGGAATTGTAATTTTTGCCATTGTGGTATTGTTTGTAAATGGTGTATCCGATAGCAACAAGGAATCTACTGGAAAACAGACATCGGTTTCTGCAACAACGGAAAGTTCTGCCGCAGTATCAGAAATCACACCGGAATCTAAAGTTGAAGAAGCGGAAGTACCGAGTGGTACTGTTATTTCTCCAGGTTACACATTCGATGCGGACGGCTTGCAAGTCACTATTAATGATTTTGACCTTGACTACACTGATTATGAGGATGAATACGGTTGGAACGCTCCTGCTGATGGAACAAAATACATTATGATTGATGTTTCTTATCAGAACAACAGCAAAGATGATAAGTATGTAAGCATCTACGATTTCCAGTGCTACGCAGACAATACAGATTGTGAGCAGAATTACAGTGTTGTTGATAGTTCTTCGTTGAATGCTAATCTTTCAAGCGGAAGAAATACCTCTTACAAGATTGCATTTGTAGTTCCGAAGGATGCGCAGAGTATTGAACTGGAATACGAAACAAGCATCTGGACTGGGCATAAAGAAATCATAAAATTACAATAGAATATTGATTTTAAGGGCATCCGCAAGGGTGCTCTTATTTTTTTATGTTGCGAACCTACGTTCTGAATGATATAATATGTGTCAGTTAGGAAGTCTTGCACTACGTCCGGAGAGTGAAAGCTGATTAGACAGCCTAGATTGCAACCAAGACCCGGAATAAAGACAGACCAAAAAAAGATTGGAAGCTCGCTACTCCAACAGTAACAGGGGTAGTGGGCTTATTTTTATGCTCTTCTGCCCCATGACAATGTATTGTTTGGAGGTAGAAAATGTTAGTTGAAATCAAAACAGTAAACAAAGAAGAAGTAACCGTTGTAACGAGCCTTGATGTTGCAGAAACATTCGGAAAAGAACATTATCACGTAATTGAAGATATACGTGAGATTGCATCAAAAATTAGTACACCCGAATTTTCGGGGCTATTCTATGAGACAGAATATAAGGCATCAAACGGAAAGAAAAATCCTATGTATTACATGAACAGAGATGGCTTTACGCTTTTGGTCATGGGATACACAGGCGAGAAAGCTATACAATTTAAAATGGCTTATATTAAGCAGTTTAACGCTATGGAAAAGGCTCTTATCGGCAAAATACGGGAACGTGAAAAAGGAATTGGTGTCCGCAGGGTACTTACGGATAGTTTGCAGAGGACTTCCGAAAATGAACGGATGCACGGTCATGCATACTCTACCTACACCGATTTGATTTATAAATCAGTATTCGGAAAAACCGCAAAGCAATTACGGCTTGACCTTAATATTGGCAATAAAGAAAACATCCGGGATTATCTGACTGAGGAAGAACTACTGTTAGTTCAGAATGCAGAAATGCTTGTAAGTTCACTGGTTGGATACGGTTGGGGATACGGAGAAATTAAGGAATTTTTGGAAAATAAGTCGGTGAATAAACTGGTCGGATGATAGACGCCCTAGATTCAATCTAGTGCATTTTTATTTTTTGAAAAAATGCTTGACTTGTATCTCGAAACATTATATAATGTATCTCGAAACAAGGAGGTGATACCCATAGCACCTAAAAGCAGAGCCGATTACTTCAAAGAGCGAAGAAAGAAAACAAAAAATTTTAGTGTTGAAATCGAAAAGGAAAAGTTTGAGAAGTTAGAGGAAAAACTTTCCCAAAAAGGATTGACTAAAACGAAATGGTTTAACGAAAAAGTTGATGAAGAAATCGGAAACTAAAAAAGAAGGAGCAGCCATACCCGCAAAGTAACCGGCTGCTCCTTTACCCCAAAAGGATTATGTAAATTATAGCACTGCATCTTCCTTTTGGCAAATTATTTTTGATTAAATGGAGGAGCTGAAAATGAGAGAAGAACTTATCAAAAAAATTATCTGTAACCTTGAAAATACCAGCATTCATTTCCTCAAATGCATATTGGCATATACAAATATACTTTGTGATAGATAAAAGAAAGGAAAAATAATATGGAAAATATTGTAAACGTTGAAGGAACAGAGTTAGATGTCAGAGAATACAATGGTCAGATGGTTGTTACTTTTGACGATATCGACCTTGTTCATAAAAGACCAAGTGGCACGGCTAGAAAAGCGTTTAATAGAAACAAAAAGCGCTTTATAAATGGCGTTGATTATATTGTTTTGGAAAAAGAAAATTCTAATGTCCACCGGGTGGACATTAGAAATATTGATATTCCAAACAGAGGTATTACTGTATTCACCGAAAGCGGATACCTTATGCTTGTAAAGCCATTTAAGGATGATTTATCATGGAAAGTTCAGAGGAGCCTTGTCAATGCTTATTTTGCATTAAGAAATCAACATCCAGCACCTACTTCCACCACAGCAATCGAGGAAAAGCCGACATTAGAGTTTGAAACAGACTGGTTCTGCATCAACCGTGGCAAAATCAACTACATCTGCCGTTGCTACGACATTACATCAAAGGAATATATGCACCACCTACTTGAAGTTTTGGGAAGAACATATAATTTTGATGAAGCAAAGAGGATTTACAGTGCAACGACCGGAAACTGGAAATGCAGAAATTCCGAAGTAATCACCTACTTCCCACAGCTTTCAGAACTTGCATCTAAAATTCTTCAGCAAGATGTTGATAACTGTGCAACAGAAGAGACCCCATAAAAAGGGGTCTTTTCTATGCCATTCTTTTATTCGACGAAATTCGTCGAAAGAAATATTTAAGGGATTATTTTTCCCCTAAAACACATTTTACTGGTATTCTGATTTTGTTAAGCGACACGTTGTCGCTCAATTATTCTATTGTATGTTAAACATACGAAGCAAATCTCAATGTGAATGTCGGTCACATTGCCATTCCAACAATACCTCTTATCAGTTCATCAGCCAGTGCAAACACTTCTCTTCCGTAGGTAGCCAAAAAGTCGGCAACAATCTCTTCCGTCTGAATATCCATAGTCAGATTGTAGGATAGGCAGAACGCATGGCACAACTCATGGCACAGCACACGGTCATAGAAATTTCCATGAATCATATTTGATATGTAAATTTCTCTTGTGTTCCTGTCTGTCATGCCAAAAGTATATGTACCATCAGAACGCATCAGCATAGGGCTGTGACTGCGTACACGGCTTAAATTCCAGTCCATTCCATTTATCGTGAACAACTTACCACCTCCAACATAAAAGGGGCTAAATAAGCCCCTTAAGTGTTTTAACCGATTTTTGTTACCAGTGCAGACAACTTGTTCCGCAGTACCGTCTTTTCTTCCGGTGTTGCATCGTTGATGATCTCCGTCATGTCGTTTGCAAGTTCGGTCATGTATGTGTTCAGGTCACGGACTTTAGCTTCCTTGTCCTGCTGTGTATTAGCCTTATGCAGTTCCTTATTTTCCATGTAGGTTCTGCGGCTCATTCCACTTCTGCCCTCTCTTGCATCACGCATACCGGATGAAGAAGTTTCCGTGTAGTACATACGCCCCATGTCTCTGTCCATGTCACGGTGATACATTTCCGGGGTCATGTGGTAATAGGGTGGCTCTTCATAACCTCTGCGGTAGGTTCCACGACCTTTAGGTGCAAATCTGCCGTCAGCATAGCGGTAATGGTCATAGTACCGTCTGCCACCGTCACCGTAACGATCAAACATTTCCACGACTTCTTCCGGATCATATTCCTGCATGGTTTTTGTCAGCTCACGGTAGTACATGGCTTCTGACAAATCTTTCATCATATCAACGACTTTTCCCATTTCGCAAGTATCTACTTTGTCAATTCCTTTGTCAAACTGCGCTTTAGCGCATTCAGAAAGTTTTTCAATCATTTCATGCATTCTCTTAACATCCATGATTTTTCACCTCCTACGCTTCACGAACGGCAATCAAATTGCTGTTCTGCACTTCAATAGCTTGCGTAGAAGTGTTCTGAACGGCTACCGTACTGCAGCATCCACGAGGAACATCAATGTAAGCCTGCGCAGATACATTGAAGAAATTCTCTACTGCTGCCGGAGTTACAATCATTCTTGTGGACTGTAAAGGTTCCCCGTCTACCGCCAGTGCAAGGGAAATTTCCCCAACAGTTCCACCAGTGGGAATCTGAATGTTACCGGAATAACTTACAAGGAATCTTGCACGACACTGATTAGTGATACCTCTTAACTTCACAATTCCGGATCCCTCTCTATGATTGATACAGTTACTTCCATTTACGGCAGTTTCAGTAAAAGCAACGTCCGCTCCTGCTGCCACAGTCTGTAATGCTACTGCTGTATATTCAGCCATAATAAATACCTCTCTTTCAAAATCAAAGGGGCAAACCATATAGTCTGCCCCATGTTGTCAGTAATTCTGCATAGCAGACATAACCTTAAGGTTAAGTTACTCGATATGCAGTTTTAGCATCCGCAACCAGTGTTGCAACCGCATCCGTAATATACGTTAGGGTTGGGAACCTGGTATGCAGGAATGGGCGCAGGATTCACAGCGTTGATGATCTGCTGTGTCTGTGCACTCATGGCAGTAGTCAGAAGAGCATTCTGACGATCCTGAGAAGCGGCTCTGCGCAGATCGTTGTTCTCTGCCTGCAGAGTAGCGATCTTATCTTGGCATAAGTAGTCAAGGATTGCTCTTGTACCGGCATTCTGGCTGTCGATAATATCACGAGTGTTGTTATTCATGGTGTTCTGCAATGCGCAAGTATTCGTTGCCATATTGTAGTTTACACCCTGGATAGCTTCACGGGTATCGCAGCAACACTGTGCTAACTGTGCCTGTAAAGCGTTAGCATTCTGCATTCCTGCTACGGTGTCTGCATTGATAGCCTGTTGGATTCCATAGCCAGTCTGTAAAATGTTGGTATTTACGCCATTAAATCCGGTAAGCATACCGTTGTTTACAGCGTAGAATCCGTCACACAGACCGTTGTTGATTCCGTCCAGTTTACCGATGATAGACTGGGTGTCGAACCCTCTTTGCAGTGCAGAATCGGTATAGTAACTGGAATTAGAGCCATTACCGCCCCATCCATTACCGCCCCAACCTCCAAAAATCGCAAAAATTACGACTATGAACCAGAGCCATCCACCGTCACCAAATGCACCATTATTTCCGTAGCCATTTCCGGCAGCCGGAATAACAGGCATGGTAAAAGGACTGTTGTTTGTTTCAAACATATTAGATTACCTCCATAATTTTATTCATAAAGAGGTCTCCCGGGTTTTGTGCACAAACCTCTAATATGCTGTTAAAAAGGAAACTGACTTTTTATCTGTCTTATTACATCATCAGGATTTATACCTTTCGTTTTGCAGATGTTTCTCGCAAGATTTTCTACTCCTTGGAAATCACCTTTTTGAGCCATCCCATAAGCGTTTTTTACCATGTCGTTAGACATGATCTGGCTGTTCCCCATCATATTTTGTATAAACTGTTGCGGATTCCCCATTGACTTAAGCATCTGCATCATCCTTTCTTTGCGATTGTGGAGTTTTTCTTTGCGATTGCGAAGATTTCAACTGCTCAATCTTTTGCTCTAATTCATCGAAACGCTTCATAAATACCGCTGTGGCTTCGTCTGATAGGTCAAATTTCGCCTTTTCTGTTTCAGACGGTAAATTGTTAGGGTCTGCATCTAAAACAGGCTTGTAAAGCCTTGTATAGATTTTCCCATCTGCTCCCCAGGATTTAGCATAGATCTCCGACAGGTCCTGTTTTGGGAAAAATGCTGTGTTTCCATCCATAGGAACCTCATTCGGTGCTATGCACTCTTGCGCCGGTACAATACGACCGTACATCTGTACTGTGTTTTGCTGTGGCTGTTGCATAAATTGCTGTGGTTGGAATTGCTCCTGTTGTGGCATAAACTGTCCGTACATAGGTGTTCTATACTGCGGATTGAAATAGTTCGGATTCATAATCGGCTGCGGCATGGCTATTCTCCCTTTCTTCCATTGATTCTATCTGTTTCGCAATTTCAACTTCATCAAGTGTCTGATATGTCGGCTTGTTCATAAGTCCCAACGGACTGAAATTCATAAGCATTACCCGTTTCTCCTAAAACTTCCTCGATCACATGAACCATGATTGATTGATACTTAATCGGCACTTCCCTTGTACGTTCTTTGCTGAATATATGTTCCAGTGTTTCATCTGAAAATTTGAATTTTCCCATAAGGTCATCCCTCCTTATGCTTAAATTTTGGCATAAAAAAAGACGGTATACCCGTCATGTATCCGTCACATTTCATTCAATATAAAATTATTGGAATCTTTGCAAAAAACTCCTTTCGTTTTAGGCTTGACTACTATTTTGACTACTATCCGACTACCCGTTGCCCTGGAATGCCCATTTTATCAGCTTTTTCGAGTGGAAGCAAGGGGGCTCGAACCCCACTCTATTCCTCTTACTTTCCGCATATTTACTGGCTTTCTAGGTGTTTTTTGTTGATTACTTTTGACTACTTTCGCAAAAATAGTAGTCAAATCACCTTGCCTGTAAATCTGGTATACTACTCAAAATAGACGATTTCTTTTCAATGGTTTTCCTGTTCCTATGATAGTGTATTTCTGATGTCATAATATCTGTATGCCCCATCTGATCCATAACAAGTCTCTTATCCACATTGTTATCCATAAGAATAGTTCCATATGTCTTTCTTACTTTGTGCGGTGGCTTTGGATAAATTTTCAATTTCCTGCAAAGCCTTTTCTGCCTTTGTCTAACCGCCTGTGCGGTGATCCTAATATCATTTTTTGTAAAAATGTAATCTCCAAACGGATTCATGTGTTTTATTTTATCGCAAATCCATACATAATCACTTGGTATAATTGCTGTTCTGATTCCTGCCTTGGTTTTAGGATACTCTTTTACTTCAACAACATTGTTTCCGTTTTCATCTTTATACTTCGTCTCCGTTCTGCGAACGTTAAAAGTATTATCAGAAAAATCGGAATGCCTTAATGTTACAACTTCTCCGATACGTACGCCAGTTAAAAACATAAGCAATATCGCAACATTAGAAGTATCAAGGTGGCTGACAAGATACTTAATCATTACATCAGTTTCATATTCGTCGAATACTTCTTCATAGTCTTCTTTTATTACTTTTTTAAAATCACTATCAGATACGTCAAGATTATCAAACAGTTCTACGATATTAAAATCAATAAGTTTGCGTTTTTTCGCTCTTTTAAGAAATGTTCTTGTAATTCCTTTTAGACCGGAAAATGATTTAGGTGTCAACTCTTTATCGGCAATTTCTTCCTCTAAAAAATCCCCCCATTCATCTTCTGATATTGATTTTATTCTTCGCTTTCCCAACTCTCCATAGTGTCTGAGAAAATATCTCTCGTCTCTGTCGTATGTTGCTTTACATATCTTTTTAAGAGACAATCTCCGGTCTTCACATTCGTAAAACACTTCTGTAACTGTTGGATTTTGCTCTTTTTGGTAGTAAAACTCAATAACTTCTTCTTTGATATCTTCCTCGCTTTTCTTTTTTACAAGTCTCCTTCCTTTTTCTTCATCTGGCAAATAAGTTCTCCAGTATCCGTCTTTGCCTTTGTTGATTGCGTATTGGTGTTTCTTCAGATACTCCTCTTTCTTTTTCATTTCAATGCTTTTTTGCAAAGATTCCGTGTCAATCATACCATTGCTAACGGCATATTGCAATATTTCCATATCAGAAAGTTCCAAATCTATCACCTTCTAACCGCTTAAGTTTATTTTTTATAGACCTTACTCTTCTTTCTACAGTAGTTACAGAAATGGAATGTCTAAAGGATATTTCTTTTTGAGAAATTCCTTTAGACAAATCCCAAAACACTTTCTCTTCCTCTTCCGTGAAATTGGCGTTCCGGAAGATTTCTTCAAGTTCTGGCTTAGTCAGTTTTGACAACTTCATAAGCCAGTCTCCTTTGCTAAATTTCAGTTTAGATGTTCATAACACCAGACTTCCATCCTGCTTTTTTAGCCTCTTCTGAAAGAATCTCATTTTCTTCAGCTATAGCCATTTTTCTTTGTTGTTTTTCTAAACAATATATTGATAAAATTTCATCCACCAACTCATTAATACTACATAACATATCTCCGTCAACCTCTTCGGTTCGTTCTGCATCATTTAAAATATTTTTTATATCTTCTGCACATTCATGTATTTTTCTCATACAAATGCCTCCATAAATCTTAATATTTCAGTTTACTGATCCTTATCTCTTGCTATTGCTTCCCGAATCCTGTCTGCAAACAGAGCGCAGGCTTCATCTACCGATGCAATATTATCTCTTATATCCTGAGTTGGTATATCAAGTTCTTTTCCAAGTTCATAGAGTACCTCGCAGACACCATCTGTATAAGTTGCCTCCTGCGCCGATTTCTCATAATTTGAACATTCAAAAAGACTTTCAGCAATATCAAGTCCTTTGTTCAGTCCCTCCATGTAAGATCTTTCTTTTTCCGATCTAAGCTGTGACGCTCTTTCCTGTATTGCTCTTGAATCATTGATTGCTTTGAGAGCCTTGTCCGTATCAATATTTGTTGCTTTATACATTTTTTCTACCTCCATTAAATCCTAAGAGCATTACCGCAAAATCTACAGTACTTTGCCAATATCACACACTTGGAACCGCCTGTATAATGGCTTTCCACATATTTGTGTACTACTGCTCCGCAATATTTACACGTTATTCTTGCCATAACAGCGTAGCTGTCATTTATTTCTTTCTGTTCATCGTGTGACCACATTTCTCGCTTAACTCCTTCGCTAAATTCTAAGTTACATACTTAATTTCTTACCTTATCCAAGTACTCCTTGCATTTCCAATACACTTCCGGATCAAATTCTTTCCGCTCATGCTCATAGTCAGCAACGCACATCGGTTTTTCAACTTTTGCTTCGCAACATACATTGTTATTCATTTTGTTATCCTCCTGTTATTTCTGTGCTAAATAGCACATGATTCCACAATCCGGGAATATTTCTGTGTTCATGTCTCCACGGTTGGGATCCAGTTCATCGAGATATAACGGCGTCCCGTCACTATCTTTCAGAATGGAGTACCCAACCAGTCGTTCCAACTGTGCCCGGCTCTCAAACACTTCCGGGAAGTCCTTGCGGATCCTGTTCCAATACCCCATACCACCCTTGACACATCCGATGCAGTTGTTGTTCGGATATCCCATGTCATACATCTTCGGTCGAGGAAAAGAAAATGTTCTCTCAAACAGTCCGTGAACCTCTTCCTTTGACAGATTCCGGTCAATCAGAGGAAATTCATGCTCCGCTTGCGGATTAGATTCTACTGTCCGCTCTGCCCGGTTGCGCTCTTTCAGGTCAAATCCCCACACATAAGTCAGGTCGTATTGCTTATGCTCCTGCTCCCATTGCTTACGGACACGCTTTTTCAGCCAGTTAGTACATGGGGCAAATCCGTTGCCTGCGCTGCGGAATCCTCCGAACGCTCGGACACATTCTTCCACACATCCATATTCCGTAGATCTAAGTACCTCAATTTCTTTTCCGATTGCCTTTTCGCAATCCTTGATAAATCTCATGCTATCCTCATGTTGGTCGGCAATGTCAATGTAAATCCACTTATCAACATCTCCTGCAAGGTATCCTGCCATAAAGGATGATACTCCTGCGCTGATCCAACATACCTTTAGCTTTTCTGTCATAACACCACGCTACAAATGCTGTATCGTGGATCACCATTCGTTTGCTCTACATACGCTTATCAATAAGCCTTATAGCCACGGTGTTGTAATTTTTCGGTACGCCACCCCTATTCACTGCGCACCAACCCGGTTTACCGGGCATTCGTTATTCCTTTCTTACAATAGTTTCTTCCTGCTCCTTGTACATCCTGCCCGCCATCTGCACTAGATAGTGCTGTAAGGCTTCTTCAACGCTGATTCTGTGCTTGATGCAATATCTGTCAACGTACCGCTTAAAGTCCTCATTCTGCTCGTACAGGGCGGTGTAATCAATGGGTTCCATCTGCATCACACTCCTTTTGGCTTCTCACACCGTTCAAATTCAATTACCCACACCCACGGATTAGCATCCCAACCATAACGGTCAAGATCGGATTTCTTGATGGTGGAGTTCCAAAGTTTATGAAATCCATCGACCATATTAGGGTCTCCACCACTGTCTGGGTCTGAAAACGTTGGATGCCATCCGTTGTTTTCGTAACATACTTCATCCCACGGGTCTGTTCCCTCCATGCATGCTTGTTCCTCTGTAATATCCTGCAACCGCTCCACCCTCACATCCGTAACCCGTAGCCAGATACGTGCCGCTTCTTTTGGCATGTGGATGGATGGGTGCCACCTTGCATCTCCTCTTATTTCGTTGGTTGCTCGATACATATAGCAACCACAGGTTTTATCCAAAACACTTTTCTGTGGTTCATTGGGGCAATTTCCTCTTTCGTCTCCCTCGCAGTTCCAGCATTCAAAATGCTCCCATGTCTCACGAACATAAAGGATATCGCCCGGACAAATAGGGCAACTCCTCTCCGCCGTACTTAACTGCTCTGTATGTTCTCGATTAGAATAGTTATGTACTGCATAAGTTCTCTTTTCGGCATTGTAAAAATCCATATCCGGCACAGTACACTCATTGGCATCTTTGCAAATTCGCCTTGTGCAACTTTTTCTCCCGTCCAAAATTGCCCTAACCATTTCCGTATTGAATAAAATCGGTTTAATTGCCATCCGTTTCACCTGCCTTTACAATCTCCAACAAATCATCTACCAAATCCTTGACCTCATACATCATCATAGTGTCGTAGGATTTTGACTGTTGATCTTTTGTCTTATTTCCATACTTCGTACAGTCTTTAAGGAATGCTGTGCGTTCTTCCAACTGCTCCACAACCTTGTCCGGGTCGTAGGCGGTAGGCTGGGCATCTGTAACAGAAGCAACGCGTAAAAAGTCTAAGCAATCCATATCTTCATTCTTTGAAATTGCTTTTTCTAAATCCGCTTTTAATTTATTCGCATAAATCAATTTTCCCATCGTTCATCCTCCTGTTTCTCGCCAGATGAATTGTACATACTCAAATATGTTTCAAAATCGTTCGGGTTCATCTTGTCCGCAAGGAAATCCAAGAAATCCTTATTCCGCAAACATTCCTCCACCGTGCAGATCTGACGGTACTGCTTATGCTCCTCCATCATCTCAATCAGCTTTTTGAGGTCGTACCCTCTCTGCACTAGGTTATCCTCAAATTTTATGTATTCTGCGATATTGTCCTGGTCAATCCCACGCTCGATCATAGCTTTGCAGATCTCAACGGCATTTCTACAGGTGCCAATCTTTCCGATCTGGCGGTACTGTTGCACCTCTTCCAGTGCCTTAATTGCTGTTTTCACACTTGTAATGTGTTCAGCACCAGTACCCTGCATATAACATAATTCGCAATCATCGCAACTTTCATTACAACTTACAATTTTTGCTCTACGGCTTTCACATTCAAGATATGCATGTAATTTTTCTATTGCTTCATTCTCCGTCATGGCTACCCTCCTTAACTCCATTTAAAATCCTCACAAGGTCTCATTCTCCGCTGATTCTTACCCCTTTTATTGCATATTCCCCAACCACCGTAATGACAATCTTCGCAGGTAATCGGATATTGATTTAAATTTTCCTCAATACATTTCTTGCACTGGTAAGAATTTTGATTATACTCATACCGACAATTACGATTTTTGCGTTTGCATGTCGCCATATTACTCCTCCAACAGTTCCGGATTGTCAAATTTGTTTCCGATAACCTCATAAATACAATCCCTGTTTATACGTGGCTTTGATAATCCATACTCATTACTTGTCCGATAAAATTCAGCATAATTTTCATCCCAAAGTACAGTGCCAGTGCAATAATTTTCTGGATGTGCTCCATCATTGTAATGTTTAACAATATCATTCTCCCAAATCAGCTTGCCGTTCTTGTCCTTAAGTCCGGTACACTGGCAGATAGTGTTCGGGTCTATCTCGTAGAAATTTATACCAGTAACATTCCAATCATCGCAAGCAGTTCCATTGTATTTTTCAATAACAATTCCGCCAATAAATACTCTTCCATTTTCAAATCCATCATCAAACAAGTAACCATGTACCCATTCTCCATTATCAATCCGCTTTCCACGGAATAAATATCTATCTTGCATCCTCATTCCTCGCTTTCTGCCCTGAGCCATTCATTCATCTCGTAGGTTCCCGATATGCTCTGGTCGTGATAACCGTATGTTTCTACTGTCACTAAAAAATCTGCCAGCTCATCGTCAGTCATGCTCCTGATCCGGTCTGCGTTGGTCATAGGGGAGTAGTGCTCGCAATCTCTTTCTATGTCCTCATGCGGACAGTCGTTGATTTTCTCGCACCATGAGTACGCATCAAACCCGTTATCCTTTGTTTCTAAATTCTTGCAGTTATTACATTTCACCATCTTCCACCTACTTTTCTTGCAAAAATCTCTTGATGACATCAATATCTCTGTCCAGCACGCTTAAATGCTCTTTGTTCATTTTTTGATAGACAATCAAGGGATTCTTTCTTCCTGCCTTTTTCGCTCTTAATACTTCCCATATACCTTTCGGTTCTTCAATCGTCCATCCGGTTTTGATAAGCCATTTGCGAAAAGCATCCAATTTGTTGCTATGCAGTGTGTTCCTATTTGCCATTCTCTTCTCACTTTCCAGGTACGGCTCCGGCAGTGGCATCCAAGCGGTAACATCGTATCTGTCTTTCATATTGTCCGTCCACCACCCGTTATGTGTAAAATATAATGTGGTCGGTCTGTTTGCCCCTTTGATCATCACTATAAATTCCGCAGCATACTTGTTTCTTCGATATGATTTTATAAATTCATATTCATTCGGCAGCCTCTCGCTCACCGGAATCCACTTGCCATAGCTTCCATGTTTCTCTACTTGCTCATAATTTGCAAGTCTTTCAGCTATTATCTCCAACGCTTTGAATCTGCCATCTTTAGCAAGTTGCGTAATGGTCACACCTTCATCATCCGGCAAATCTTCCGGATGGAATAAAACTTCACCTTTTTCTGTGACGTATGTCAATCTTTCCATGATTCACTCCTTTCCACCGCAATCCTCGGTCTAACTGCAAATTGAGGATAACTGCAGTCATATGGAATATGATTCCAGTGGTCAAAATGCCCCACGATAGAACTGTTTTGCATACTGTATAATTCATTCTCGCTATGAAATCCTCTGCTCACGATTTTGCACTCTTTTTCCGTATGTACTTGCGATTCTGTATACATTGCAAATTTCTCTGTAATATATTTCCTGTGCATGGATATGAGCATCCACACGGTCAAGTTCCGTCTCACACCACTTTGCAAATTCTTCTGTGGACAATGGTGTCTCCAAATTTTCAAATTTTTCTCTGTTGTCAATCACAAAACACACCATGTCAACCGGAATGTGGTTCAAATCCGCAAGAATCTGAATCTGTTTATCCTTGTCCTCTGCTTTTTCATAATTCGCCAACAATTCATAACCTGTCATCTGCATCTATATCACCTCTTATCAAGTTTGATTTCTTTGTCGTAGCAATTTTTCTTTGGATTTCCCTCTACTGGGGAAACCATCTTTTTAGGATCCGTAGTATATGCTCCGTTTAGTTTCAAACCTATTTTGCTTTTTTCGTCCACGTAGCATGACGGCTTGTAACGATCCGGTGGAATGTAATTGTGAATGCGCCAGTGCTTTACAAGCATAACACCACTATCGAAAGATAAAAGGAATCTATTGTCTATCAATGCTTTCAAATCATCATCAGAAGCACCGCACATCCTTATGATTTTCCGTGGATTATTCACGAATCCGTCATCGTCAGCGTTCATACAGATATGGAAATAAAGCATTTGAGCCGTAGCAGGAATATCCAAAAAAGCATCACTCTCAATTATTTTTGCGCTGAACATTCGTTTTTCTGCCATTTATAACTCCTTACTCAAAAATAGGCTTCTCAATATAGATTCCGGTGTTTTCCACCAGTTCTTTCCACAAGTCCATGAAATCCTTTCCGTTGCACTTGTCTCCGGCTTTGTCCATGTGGTCAGAAAACTTATCCTTGAAATTCGTAAGTTTCTTTTTCCCGAAACCATCTTCCATAAGAATCACCATTCCATAGAGAATGTACCTGGTGGACAAGTCATTGATAAGGTTGTTACATCTGACCTGTTCCCGAATGCAGTTTTGCGCTACGACCGACTTGTAATGTGGATAATCAGCTTCGGTAAATTCCTTATACTCAATCGTCCAGTCAGCAAAATCGTTAAGCCTATTCTGTAACTCCGTATAAGGCTCATTCTCGTACTTTTCGTTGTACTCGGTAAATTTACCACAGAAGTCGGAAAGTTTCGTCTGTGAGTACTTGTAGTCTTTCCACAAGGTATAACAGAACAGTGTCAGTATCCCAGTGAATGGACTTCTCTCCGCAGACTGCTTCAAAAGTTCTGTCTGCCGCATGATTTTCAAAATATCCTGCGGATTGTCATATCGTTTTGGCATTTTATGTATCACCTCTTTTCAAGTTCTGGCTCTTTCCTTTTGCAATGAGTAGCACCGTATTCTGATTTTCCTACATATTCGTAGCAATCAACACATTTCCATCTACCACTTTGATACGGTTTGTGAGTACGTCCGTTGATTGAGTGCATTGTGTTTGGGTACTCATTCCAACAGCTACAATCGTAATTTTTTTCGCTCATGTAATCTTCTCAAATTGCTTTAACAGGCATTCCTTACAAAACTGTACACCGTCAAACTCGTAAAGTTCCTCTACCTCTTCCTTACAATCATCGCAATACAAATGTTTCACATTTATGTTCGGGCACCTATTGCCGAGACATGGATAAGCTTCCGTTGCGCATCCGCAGCATTCACCTTCGTATTTCACCATTTTCTGAAAAACTCCTTTAATTTATTACAGACTTGCTGAAATCTATACTTAAATAAGTATTTTTTAAAAGATTCAGTTCCATATTGATAGCAAAGATACATAATTTGTTTTTGAGTAGAAAGAGATTCATAAAACTCCTTGTCAGTTTCTTCAACGTATTGTAAAAGTACTTCATAGTCTGTTTTATTCATTACTTTCACCATCCTTTTCTCCATGCAAAAGTTCCATAAACCGAACAAATTGTCTTTGCGACACGGAATTGTTCTGCTTCTCAGGCTTCAAACTGATGACCAGATGCTTGTCGGCAATGTTCGCCAGTTCCCTTGCAAGGTTGATTTTGCCTTGTGCCAGTCCATCACGGTAACCTTTTCCCGGTCGGTACTCTGCGATCTGCTTCTTTCCATCACCTTGACCGCCTGCTGTCTTGTTGCGAAGTTGGTAACCCTCGTCTGCATAACGTTTAATCCAGTACTGCTCCCACTTGTCCAGTTCTTCTACCGGATAATTTAGGAATCCGATTTTCCAACCGTATATATTATCCGCAGAATATAATCCGTGGCTCTTCATGGATAAATCAATGTGCTGGTATCCGTTAAGATGCCCTGCCAGTCTTTGGAGTAGGTGTACCGCCTGTCCCACATACGCAAATCGGAAACCATCCTCGTCTGTTCTTGTCAGAAAGTAAATTCCACTTCCATCGTCTACGTGTGGATTAACCGCCAGTATTCTTTCACGATTCTTTCTCTCTATGGATTTTGCTTTTGCTATATTCTTCCAATCAGCCAACCACATCACCGCCTATTCTTCTAAAACGCTCATATCATATCCGCTGGCAACAAAACTTATTGTTTTTTCATGGTTACATCTGTTTCCCAAATATGTGTATATTTTTTCCATATCTTTCTCTGAAAAAGTAGTACCCAAAAAATCATTTATTCCTTGCAAAATGAATTTATGGAATTTGTCATTGCTCTTTTTAGTGCTGTATGGTTCTGTTTTGTATGCTGCCCTTGAAAGCCATTCCAAAACTTTACACTTCACATCCATTTCTGTATTACAATCTTTCAATATAAAATATGTGTTGCTTTCGATATGTGCTATAAATTCTACTTTGATTGTTACAACACTATTCGGAAAGCAATTCATAAGTTTAGATATTAAACTCCACTCAATCAAAACGGGCACTCCTTTCCATTCCGTAAAATCCATTCCTTGCCTGCTGCCGCATAGTCCACATTCGCCAATGGAGCAATCTTTTTTACCTCTGCGACACATTCTTTGGCATCAGAATTATCACGGCTTAAATGGCATAATATGACATTTTGTAAGGCATCTGATTTGTTCGCTTCGACAATTCCTTTGCAAGTATCCAGTTCGCAGTGACCTTTGACCTTGTGAACGTAATTAGGTGCATCCATGTCAACATATTTCTTCTGATAGTTACACTCGATCAAAAAACAATCTATCTCCTGTTTGCGGAAATTATATGGAATGTATTCAAAGTCCGTGGCATAAATAATTCTCTGTGAATACGGCAAAGGTGTCTTAATATAAAATCCGTTGTTCCAACAACCATTGTGCGGAACATCAAACGCCTGTATGTCGAAATCACCTAAAGTAAAGTGCATTGTCTCTACTTTTCCGCTTTCATACGGTGCTACAACTCTGATTCCCATTCTCCGCAAATCTTCAATACTCTTGCTATGGTCTCCTAACCATGCTCATGTGAAACTATGCAACCAACAATATTTTTTACATTCCAGTCACACATACGCTTTATATCCATGATTCCCATTCCTGCGTCAATCAGAAGTGTTTCATTCTCCGTCATGAGTGCGTATGAGTTGCCTGAACTGCCTGAACCGCAACATTTCAATTTGAGCATTTCATCACCTCACTTTCTTGTGGTTGGGCACTTTATACACAAAGCAATATAATATCGTGTCATATTTTATACTGTAATATTCTATGTTGTTCAAGGTTATATTGATGTGCGGTTTGCACCGCCTATAAAGTACCCAACCTGTATTTATTTTTTACTTAATGCCCTCTACATGGTATCTGCCGTAGCCACTACTTCTTCCACTTCCGATTCCATTTCCGAATCCTGCAAGATTTATGATGTTTACAATTTGTTCAATGGAGTATGCGTTCTCGGTGTACTGAATTGTAAAAGTAGCTTTCCAACCGCTAAATCTGTTCAGTCGCACAAGAACTGGACTTCCTTTTTTAGGTGACATCAACTTCTCGTCAATGTGATGTTCTGCAAACTGGATAGGGACTAAATCTCCCTTTGCAATGATATTTACTCCTGCATTGAATTTCGTAGCATATGTATCAATCTTGTTCTGCGTGACAGCCTGTCCGAAAGATTTTTTCAATCCAAAACCAGTAATACATGGTGCATTTTCCTTTAATGCCTTTACAAGTCCTTCCTCTGAAAAATCGGTAGGTTTTCCATTGTACCAGTGCATAGCAGTGATAATAGATTCCCATGGGTTAGGCTTCGCTGTGTCCTTTGCCTTGTCCTTGCGCTTGTCAATCAAATCTCTTGCATTTACATCATTCATCTTGTTCAGAATCAAATCTCCGTCACCTGCAATAGTGATTTCTGCGGTTTTGATGTTGAGTGGTCTAATTTCAATAACTTCCGTATTTGCCATGATATAATCTCCTTTTCTATTCTTTTGTGTGCTTACCGCTTTGTAAGTGGCATAAACAATAATTTTTGTAGTGTTCTGTTTTGTATTGTAATGTCTTGTTCTGTATTGTCTTGTAATGTGTTTTTCTTTGCTTTTGTGGCTTATGCCACCTATAAAACGGTAAGCAGTTACTGATAGCACTTTGTAAGCGATATGATGTTCTATGCTATAATTTAATTTGCTTTCCTATAATGTCCTGTTTAATTCTTATTTTTGGCGGTATCATACCGCCTATAAAATGCTATCAGTTTGTGCCTATAATCAAGTGCTTAACAAGTGAGATAAAATGTCCTATGATTTGCTTTATTTTCCTTTTTCATTTTGTCCTGTTTTCTCGATATTTTATAAAAAGCTGTTATATAATAGGTGTTTATCCCACCTATAAAGCACTTGAATATAGGTTGTTTTGTCTTTTCCTGTCTTGATTTATCCAGTTATGTTCTGTTTGATGCTTATATATATCTAAGCAGTGATTAAATCTATCTGCTCAAATACCGATTCAAGTTCAGAAAGTGTATTGTATTTCTTTCTGAAACTTTCCAGTTCCGACAACGCTCTTTTCAGCAAATCATCGTATTCATCATGGTTCGTCAAAAAAGTTCTTGTCGGCTGATACACCGTGTCAGATGTTCTGCTTAATACTCTGACGGGTGGCACATCTTCGCTTTTGGGAGCAATGTAAAGCATTCTGATAATATTTCCTGCCTGCGTGATTCTGTATCTTTCTGCTGCCACATCGTTATCCCATTCAAAACATTTATGTAATTCAGATTCCTTGTCCCTTGCTCTTTCAAGTAAAGAACTAGGTGTGATGTTCTCCAAGGAAATAATTTCTGAATAGCATTTGTTCGCATCAGCTTTGAAAATGCCGTTCACTTTCCATTTAACAGTATCTTCCATGTCCTCAATTCTCCCTACTTAAAGCAATCCGGTGTCTCTGCGCTGGCAATGTCCGTCTCTGCGGTCTGCGGCACTTCCTCAAATGTTGCGTCAGGAAACTCGATATTGTTTGCATTTGCCTGTACCTCTTCTGCCACAACTTTTTCCACATCAAGTTTCACATCGGAAACATCAGGAAATTCTTCCTGCGCATACAAACCTTGGAATTTATCCGGAAAAGCTTCTCTTAATGCCTGTACAACAGCAACTTTTCTTATCATTGTTGCAGGCTTTTTAGACCATTGACCGTTGATTGTTCCATCTTTTTTTCTTCCAACATATTCATCGAAAGATACTGACTGGTACTCCGGTGTCTCTCTTCCTTTGATAAACACTTTAGCCCAACCTCCTACAATAGATTCGTCCTTAAGGACAAAAGATCCTTCTCTTTCTTCAACGGAACCATCTTTCTTTTGAACAATAATTCCTGCTTTTTTTCCTGCATAATTCGGATTTGCATCGGCTCTTTTTGTAAAAACATCTTTTCCGGTAACAATAGTAGCAGGATCATTGTTTCCAAACTTAATGAGGTATGCTTCTTTCAAAAAAGGATTAAGATGCTGATATCTGCAAAGAGACATAAACATCATTACTTCCTGATCCGATACGTTTCCACCACCGCTTACAAGGTACTTTCTTACCGTTGTTGGGGAAATTTTTACAATTTCCCCATTTGATTCGTATTCCACAATTCCTGTGTTTTCCTGCTTCTTTTCGTCTGCCATGTTTCTACCTACCTTTCTACCTTTTTGATGCCGTCAATTTTGATGATGAATACCTGTGTTGTCTTGGGATTCTGAATAAGTGCAAGGCGAAAATTATGCAGCCTGTCATGCTTCGCAATGTTCAAAACCTTTGCAACCATTCCGTCTTCAACAGAAACTCCATTAACAAAATTTTGCCTATAACTTCCAAGTCCACTCCATGTATCGTACGTTGAATAACAACCACCGCTTCGTGTTACCTCTACCATGTCACCGACACGGATTTCGCTGTCATCATCTTCCTGCGATTTTTCTTCCGGTTTGTAGTTTTCAAGGACAACGTACTCTTTGTGCAATAAACCAACATTTTCCTCAGATTTTTTGCAAATACATCCTGATGTCGTAACGCAATTTACTTTGAAAATATCTCCGTTTTTATAAGGAATCAAACAAGGCATCGCATAAACAACCTTGATGTACTCACCGACTTTAGCTTTTCTCTTAACCTCCCGGACACCGTTATCAGGCTTCGCATCTTCGCCCATCAGCCGATTAAAAGCCAACTTAGCACCAGTACGGAAATCAAATTCATCAGCAGGATTGCAGTTTGCTTCTGCTTTCTCGCCAGTGGACTTGTCCAGTGCAATCACTTTGTTGTCCTTGCGGTAGATGACGATGGTTTCGTCCTTTATTATTTCTAATTCTTCTTTGCAAAAATACCAACAATGATTTCCAGAGTAAGTTTTGCCACTTCTTGTATACCCATTTCCGTCATGCCCTTTGTTCCAACCATCAAACTTTACAAGAACAAGGTCTTCGTTTCTTAAAAAATCGACTACAATACCTTTTTTCTGATTTATTTTTTCAACTACTCTGTCTCCAACCTTAAATTTATGTTTTTCCATCTTATTCTTCCTCGCTTTCCGGCTCATTCATAAAGCCACTTGCAACTCCCTGATGCACTGTCACATCAGCTTTGTAAATCTCCTTGATGCTTCTAGGCATCACATGGAATGTCACATCCGTATCAGCAATCTTGCCTTTGAATTTCAAGGCTCCACGGTCTGAAAGTCCCAGGTACACTCCCACGCAACACTTGTCATCAAAATTGAATATCACGGTGTCACCGGCATCGATTGTTTCTCCTCTTGTTGTCAAAACGGAAATGACTGTCTCTTTCTTAATCTGCATCTTCCACCTCCACAAGTTCACCATTTTCCAATCTGTACCATGTATCCAGCTTCACTTTTTCACCGTCTACTCGAAACATCTTCGCACCGACAAATTCCCATGCTTTCTGCTCTGACCTGTCGTATATGTCATCATCTTCTTTACCGATGTATTTCCACTCAGCAAGTACAATATGAGAACCAAGGACACCCATTGCTTTTCCTTTGTATCCCCATGCGACCGCAACGCTCTCGGGATCATTGGCAGAGGATGCACCTTTGTAACCTGTCGCAGAGGATGCACCGTAGTCACCTGTGGCAGAGGATGCACCGCAGTTACCTGTGGCAGAGGATGCACCGCAGTTACCTGTGGCAGAGGATGCACCGCAGTCTTCATTACTTCCAGCTTCTTTTTTAACTCTATTCATGGTAAAATCAATGGCTGCTTTTACCAGTCCTGCAATGTCCAGTCTTACACCGACCTTAATCTTGGTGGATGCAACCTTGGAATTATCTTCACCTCTGTCAAATTCACCGCTCTGCTCCACCTCATGGTAAACAGATTCGTTTGGAGAATAATAATTAAAGCAATCCAGTGGATATTCGCAAGCATGGAATCCGCTGTGACAAGCATCTGCTGTCTCCTCTTCGTACTCCTTGCCCTCTTCGTACTGAAATCCACTGCGTCATGTCCTTGTTGAACCCTTTGTAACTCTTAATTACTTTTTCCATTTTTCACTTCCTCCACTTTCAAACTCGCATCATCACTTCTGCGGAACATAATCAACTGACTGTCAACATCAGGAATCTTCCAAGGATCAAGGCTCTCGGTATCGTCAACCATAATAGGCAATTCCACCCCACACCGCTTCTGAAACGCATTGCAAATGTCAATCTCTGTCAGAATCCTTGCTCCGTGGTTCATATTCCGACTGTAAGGCTCTCCACGGTATGTAAAGTCACAGCATTCTTCCGTGTCACCATTCACAAGAGGTCTGAACATCCGCACAGTGCAGAAAGAAAGATATTTATTCACATCAGCTTCCAACAGTTCGTTCTTCTTCCGGCTGAATTTCTTTAACAGGTCAAGCTGTGCCTGCACATCCGTAATCTTCTGTGCAATGTTCTTGCGCTCCTGTTCCAGTTCTGTGATACGCTTATCCACACTCTCGTTAATGCTTACACTCGCCAAAGACTTATCAACCACAGAAATATCATTGCGGATCTGCTCTTCATCACCTTTTAACTGGATTCTGAGAAGATTCATGTCAGTGAATTTGTGCATGGAAGCTTCTTTCTCAGCAATCTGTGACTGGACAGCTTTGTATTCTTCCGTGTTGGAGATATCCACGCTTGCCGGAATGGAATTTAAGGCATTATCGGCAATGGAAACCTCTTTTTCTAACCGCTCCACTTCATCCTCGGTATTTTTCAGTTCCTCACGCTTATGCTGCAGTTCTGCCTGATCCGCTTTGATATGTTCAGCACAGGAAGAACCCTCTTTGGTAATCAATTCCAGTTCATGTGCCTTGTGTACATCAAACTCCGTTCTTAACTGCTCTTTCTTCTCTTCCGGATATTCCTGTCCACAGTAGGAGCAAATCAGAGAGTTTTCATCAAATTTAAGGCTTTTATTCAAATCCCAACTCTTCTTCAATTCCTGTCTCTTCTGCTCATACTGTGCGATGCGCTTTTCCAGTGCATTGATCTCTTCACGAATGGTATCTGCTTTAAGCAACTCTTTCTGATGCTCATTTTGAATCTGATTCAGTGTTGTGCGCTTCTCTCTTCTGTCCGTATCCAGTTTTTCATTTGCTTTCTGCTGCAATGCGCTCAACTGACCTTTTAACTCAATGATTCCATCAGAAAGCTTATCGTAGGAATTCATACTGTTCTGTGTATCTGTCTGCTGCTTAATGTTCTCTGACAGCTTATCCAGTAAAGCTTTCTTTTTCAGTTCCAAATCCGCAAGGTCAATATCCACTCTCTGACGGCTTACCTCGTCAATTCGGCTCGGAATTTCATCTAACAGGTCCTGCAAGCCCTTGGTTCCATTTCTTCCCCTTGTGCCGTACAACTGCGTATTGCAACGCTTTTTCAGTTCATCAACAGTGCCGTCCTGCAGAACAGTCCTTAATGCTTCAAACTCCGGAAACTGATTGCAAATGTCATCATTACTGTGCTGACCAAACATATCAGCAAGAATGGCTCTCTGATCCGTGCCACCTTTCAGCAGAAGTGTCATGGCATTGATACAAAGTGAAAACTTATCTTTTCCGCATACACTCTCTTCAAAAAATGCTTCAAAATCTGCTGCCTTTTTTGGAATATCATTCACATAGTAATCCGTGACATTGCCGGTAAACTCGCCTTTCTTATTGAAGTTCTGACGGCATACTTTTTTCAGAACCTTGTCTGTATCGTCAATCTCCACGGTAACTTCTGTGGTAATATCTCCGTCAATGTCATTGCCGTCCTTATCGTGCGGTCTGATTCCGGTGATTTCTCTGCCGTTCTCGTCACGGCATCCAAAAATATGCTGAATTGCTCTTTTGATCGTGGACTTACCTGTTTCATTTACACCGGAAACCTCTGTCCGGTCGTATAAATCAGTGTCCACTACGTTAGAACCATAGAATTTGCAGAAATTCTGCAAAAAGATGTGCTTAATCCTCATTTTTCCTATCCTCCCAAAGATATAAATACAGTGAATTAACAAACATATAGATTGAGACCGGCTTGTCTGTCTCATTGATCTCCTTGTATAGCTCTGTGCTTGGGTTCATCTTATCAACAGCCCACTTGATCGCCCGGTACACGCTTTCCTTGGTTGTGCTGTGTTCCTCTCCGATAATCCGGTAGATTTCAGAAAGTCTTCTGTTCCGGTTCTCAAACATCAGCGTTTCAACCTCGATGATGTACTGGAATCCCGGCAAGTACTGTTTCAGCCCCAGTTCTACCAAGATTTTTCTTATCTTCCTTTCCATTTCCTCACTCCTCCGGCTTTCAGTCTTCTGTTACGTGGATCATGTCGTCCTCTTCGCTGATATACAAGATTCCTGCATCTAACAGTCTTGCAATCAGAATCTCATTCGCACGGACGATGGGGATAATCTGTCGTTTCTGCATAAAAATACTCCTTTCTTAACCATTTTTTCTTCCCGGTATTGCGGTTTACAATTCTGTAATAGAATGCTGTTTCACGGTCAACTTCCCATTCTTTCGGACTGTAAAATATCTTTCCGATGCACCCTTTTACGGTAAACCGCTTTTTGGAACTCATACGGTGTCCTCCGCAAGTTTTCCTTGTCTCCACAATGTTACATCATCAAAGCCTTCAGCTGAAAAAGAAGTAGTACCATTAGTCCATGTAAATATTCCCCCATTTTTGAATCTTGCAAAATATCTAGGACACCAAGATTCACTGTCAGAATCTCTTACGTACACTTTCGTGTCCACAGGCACTTTCGACCAGTCAACAGGTGGTTCAACATATTCCTGCTCTGCCCATTCTTTGAACCTTTCCCTGCATCTGCTTTTATCACTCCATGCGCAATCGGAACAAAGTATTACATTGCAATCACATAACTTTCCTTCTTTGTCCACAGCTATCTCTATACTATCAAGTGCCATGTCAATAATCTGTTCCGCATACTTCTCTCTGTTCGTCATTTTCCATTCATCCTTTCCAGTTCTGCGCTCCTGGTTAATATCCAGTCTGCGTAATCACTTAATTCTGTCTTTGTAGCTGCGTTCTTCTCTCCGTGGTAAACCATAAGTACAATTCCTACATCACAGTACTTTTCAAACAATTCCGACAAGTAGTCGGCTCCCACATGGATATTGCCGTCCACGGAGTAGATGTCCGTCACTCCCAAACGTTCCATGCGGTCTTTATGCCATCTGTCAGAAATCTGCATCAGTCCTTTGCAACCGCCACTTTCCACATCCGGTCTGCCGGAAGATTCTTTCTCGATCATTGCCATGAGCATTTCAGGGCAGATGCCGTATTCCTCACCGTACTTTACACACGATTCCTGTGCTTCCTCGGATATAAAACTGCCGGATGGCTGTGCCGTGGAAGTAAATGTGATGGAGAGTGCTATTATAATAGGAAGAAAAAGCTTTAATGTCGTTCTCATGCGCTTTCCTCCTCGATAGGTTCAATGCCAATCTCTTTCAGCTTGTTGTATAAGAACATCCTGCCTTTCTGTGTCCATACGGTAAGTGGCTTTGTTCCTGTGCTTCCGTCATGCTTAACATAATCATTTGTCTTTGTTCTCACATAACCCTTGCCCTGAAAGTCTGCGTACAATATCCACTGGTCACCGACTTTTCTCTGAATGCCAGCTGTTCTTAAAACTGAATTAAACCTCACAGCACTCATTCCGTAGTCCTGTGCAATCTGTGTAACCGTCATACAGTCGTTAGATGAAAGAATCTTGTCCACATAGTCAACTTTTGGTGTCATATCGGTAATCACGGCATCCATCTGTTGTACAGTGGTCTGTAACTGCTTAACCTCTTCCTCTTTCTGTGCAAGCATCCTCTGTGCTTCGACAACTGCCAGTGCAATCAATTCCTGTCCGGTAGGGATATGTGCCTTGATTGCATCTTCCATTTCGTGGAAACGGTCAATGTACTTTGCCGTAAATTCTGTTCCCCTAACTCCGGTCATCTTATGTGCTATGAACTCGCAACCTTTCTTCGTTACCATGTAGCAAGGCTGTTTCTTGTTTTGGCTGTTTTGATAGGTACTTTCTGTAAAGAAATCGGACTGTCCAAAATTGGCTTGTCCTAATTGCTCAACATAAGTGCGTATATCTCTTAGCAGTTTGCTGTGCTCTTTCCCTATCATTTCCGCTACTTCCACGGAAGATATTGTTTTCTGCTCTAATTCGTTCATTGTTCTCCTTTCTGTGGTATAATGTTCTAAAAAACTGGAGGTTTCATATGCTTCTCAAAATCGAAAGAAAAGTACTTAGGAAAACTGTAAAATCTTCTGAATGTTCCATTTCATTGTCTGAAATAGGGAATTACAATGGTGAAGATGTTTACCAAGCATTTTTGTCCTTAAAGGAAAAGGGATATTTCACCATAGTTAGTTCATCCATAAATCGTGAAATGTTCAAATTTACTTTGTCTTCAAAAGGAAGATTCTACAAAGAACATTTGTTTCTCTCATTTTTAAGAAATATACTCATACCTTTTGTTGTGTCTTTAATAACTGCAACTGCAACATACCACTTAGAAAAAGTAGCAGATAGCTATTCCGACAGCCGCCCCAGCCAATGCACTTATGAGTTGAACCAATGCAGTGATCCAAGGTTCTAATTTGTCAAGAAGATCTCTCTTCTGGCGGTAAGTCCATTTTTTCATTCATGTTCTCCTTTCAGTTCATGAGAAACAGCATTACAAATGATCGTAAGCTTTTTCTCTTCATCCTTCACGGACTTCTCAATTCTTTTCAGAGTACCGTCAATGCTCTTTAAGGTTTTGAGAAGTTCTCTCTCAAATTGGATTTGCATTTTCTTCCTCCTGCTTCTTAACAGATTCCTCTGCCATCTTCTCTGTCTTGCCGAGAATATATCCCTTGTCGAAATCGGACATATTCGGAATGGCTCTCTTTAACTTCTCAACGCTTTTTTTCTCTTTTTCACTCATTCAATTAACTCCCTATTTGTGGTATACTCTCCTTATTCTGATATAAGGAGGTGAATTACATTGGATTCCAAAGAATACGCATCCGCTTACGCCATTGCTAAAATTTGTGGATATACCGGAAGTTTTGATGATTTTAAGAACCTGTACGACCAATACTATTCAGAAATCGTCAATTCTTTACCGAAAGAAAAACCACAATTAGCAATAGCAGCGGCAACTAACAATCCTTTCCATATCCAGAGCCGTTCCTAAAAGGCGAAATGGCGGTAAGGACTTTGATAGACAAATCAATATTTGTTTCTTCGATTTTCTTATCGCCATCTATAATGCTTTTGTAATCTTCGATAATATCAAACGCAATGTGCTGTGCCATCTCGTCAATTCCAACAAAACGTGAATCAGCTTTCTGAACTATATTTGCTTTACCATTTTTGTCTAATACCACATATCTCTGTTTTTCCATGTTTTTACCTCCCTATTCCAGTAACTCGTCTACTTTTACTCCAAGGACTTTTGCAACAGCCTTTAAATTGTCAACTTGCGGAGCAGATTCATTCCACTTTCGGATAATTCCATTGCTCAATCCGGCTTTCTGCTCCACTTGATAAATATTTGTTCCTTTCTTATCACAAATTTCCTTGATTCTGTCGTAACAATTCAATCTATCACTTCCTTTCTCTTGATTTAGGAATTTAGAGAAAAACTTGACAAAATTTAGAGAATGTTCTAATATAGTAACTGCCAAGAAACCACAGAGAACATTTTTAAATTTAGGCTTTCCTCTAAATCCTAAATTTATTATATAGAGTGTTCTCTATTTTGTCAAGCATATTTTTAGAGTATCATCTAAATTTTTGGGAGGACACTATGACTACAGTAGAAAGAGTAAAATCTATATGTAAAGAAAGGAAAATAGCCATTTCTAAATTAGAGACTTCTTGCGGATTTAGTAATGGATATATAAGAAGTTTAAAAAAGGGAGTTATTCCGGATGACCGTATAGAAGTAATTGCGAATTTTTTAGGAGTTTCTATTGAATTTTTGTTGACCGGTAAAGAAGATGGAGAAAAATATTCAGCAAAATATGCTAGATTAGTTTCTTTTTTAAGAAATGATCCCGATATGGAAGATTTATTGATTAAGTACTACAATCTTTCGGAGAAAAAAAGAAGTACTGCATTTTCCGCATTTAAAATGATAATCGGAGGTGCGGAATGAAGAGAAAAATAAAAGATTCTAATGATTTTTTTGGCTATTTAATATCAATAAAAAATAAAGACAACAATGTTGTATTAGGTAGGATTTCAAAAGATTATGGTGATTCTGCCATAGATGATTTTATTGATTACATAAATGAACTAGAAGAAATGAAATATATAAAAATAAATTCATTAGAAGACATACATATAGTAAAAAGTAAAGAGCATAATTACATAAGTCCTTTTAAAAAAATTATTGATTATATAGGTCCAAAACTTGTTTACGTTTTAGTGTACTTTATGGGATTATGCTCTCCAATATTTACAGAATATTTAAAGAAAATATTAGGTCTATCTTAAGAAATAATTTGTTAATAATCCTAAAAAGTAAATCAAAATTATTAACGCCCAATTTATTTTTTTTCGATTTTTCATTTTTCCCCCTCTATATCAGAGACAATGACATAGACATATTTCAATATGTCATTGTCTTC